ACGCACAGGTCTGCAAAACCTTGGGAATCCGGTTCGACTCCGGAAGGGAACTCCAATAATAAGAGGTAAAATGATAAAACATCTAACTCTAGCCAGCACTCTTCTTTTAGCTGGCTGTGCAACCACGGAATCAGGTGTATATAAAGGTGAAATGGTTGCGACATGGTATATGCACGGAACAAGAACTGCTAATGGTGAACGTTTTGATCCTAATGGTATGACAGCAGCCCATAAAACTTTACCATTCGGAACAAAACTTCGGTTGACACATGGCGATAAGTCTGTTATAGTCAGAGTTAATGATCGTGGTCCGTTTGTCAAGGGAAGAGATATCGACCTTGCAAGAGGTGCAGCACAGGCCTTAGGTTGTCCAGGTATTTGTCGTTTGAAGGTTGAAGAATTGGTCCCTTAGTCGAGTTGGTTAAGACGCTAGCCTGTCACGCTAGAAATCAGGGGTTCGAGCCCCCTAGGGATCGCCACTATAAAGGTGATGAGATGAGTGAAGAAAGAGACCTCGGTAAAATCTTAGAAAACCTGCGTGGTGCTTTTGATCAATTAGACGCAGACATGGAAAAAATGGCCGATGAATGTGATCCTGAGATCAAATTAGCTGTTACTAAATGGGTGTTCAGAAAACTTATTGAACACGCACAAGAAGGTGGCACTTATCGTTATCTGATTTATGATCGCCTTGGTTTTGGTTCTGAGGCTTATGCTCCTCTTTGTTCTGACGGCATGACTATCTCTAATGAGTTTGATCTTAATTTGAAAAAACAGTTGCGAGAGGTTGCCAAGACTGAGGGATATGATAAAATAAAACCTATCGTAGGGTTATGTGATGAGCCAGGATGTTATGACTATATAAGTTGTGGCTGGCCTTCTGATGATGGATATCGTCAAACTTGTGGAAAACATTATATCAAATTGGAGAAGTAAAATGAAGTGTGTAAAGTATGCTCTTATTGCTACCTTAATCGGTGGTTCGGCTATTGCATCTGATCTACCTAGCAGAGATATGCCAAAGGCACCAACAATGCCTTCGATTGAACAAAATTCTTGGTATACTGGTCTTGCTCTTGGTGGCGTTGCGAGTGATCGTACATGGTATAATAATGCTCGCGTGAGTGCTTCTTTTGGTTATGAGTTCGGTACGTTCTTGCGGGCTGAGGCTACATATGATTATAAGCACAGCAATCGTTCGAGTGAGCGGGCACATACAGGTATGGTAAATGCGATTGGTCAGATCAACTTACCATTTGTGAATGTTGTTCCTTATGTTCTTGCTGGTACAGGCTATCGTCTTTCAGATGTAAAGAATGAACCTGTCTGGAACGTTGGTAGTGGTGTTCGTTTTGAAGTTTCACCATCTATTGAATTAGATGCTCGTTTTCGTTATCTCTCTGATTTTAAGATTCAAAGAGATGAAAATATTTTCACTGTTGGTGTAAACTACAAGTTTTAAGGATACATATGAGTAGAATTATTTTAATTTCTTTGGCGGCTCTAACACTTGCTGGTTGTCAAACAACCGCATATGTAGAAGATCCTTCATATTATCGCAACAATAGACATCGTTATGTTGACATCGGCCCTCCTTACTATACACCAGGAAGAGCCATTTCAGCACCGATTGTTCACTGTCACATGTTGTACAGACCTGGGTTTAGACCTGAGAGAGTTTGTCGCAGAGTTTACTGATTTGTTGCGTACGGTTGGTCGCGATAAATAGACCCGCGAGGCACCACGGTTAGTGCCTCACCTAAGTTTCGCTGTTGTAGCTCAGTTGGTAGAGCAGTTGATTTGTAATCATCAGGTCGGGAGTTCGACTCTCTCCAGCAGCACCAGTTAAGGAGAGTTGGCTGAGTCAGGTCGAAAGCAGCTCATTGCTAACGAGTCGTACCCTAACCGGTACCATAGGTTCGAATCCTATACTCTCCGCCAAATGAGGTGAATATGCTTATAAGTACATACGATAAAGATGGTCGTAAAGCGGAAATATACAGAGAGAACAATCAGTTCTTTGTGAGACTTTATGAGCATGGTGTTCTAGTGAACGAACAGTTACTATCTGGTCATAGCATTCATTATGCAGAAAGTCTGGCTGAGAATTATGTAGAGCGTATTGGTTCTTCTTATACAAGCACCAAACACTTTCTACGAGACTGAGTGCCTTCCAAGGGTTGGGCGGCCTTATATGCCGCCAACTACTGCACAACAGGTTTACTGTAATCCTGTGGAAGATAAAACAGTCAAGTTTGCGGGGGTGATGTAGTGGTAGCCTGGAACCTTGCCAAGGTTTTCGTATGGGTTCGATTCCCGTTCCCCGCTCCAATAAATCTTCAGGTCAAGGCCTGAAGATTTTTTTCATCTCTAATATAGGAGTTCTCATGAGATGGCATACTGGGGTTATCACCTTCTTCTAGATTGCGCGGAACTAAGTCACGATGCAATCACCTCTTACGATACAATACATGCTTTCACGAAACGCCTTGTGAAAGATATCGACATGGTAGCATATGGTGAGCCACAAATCGTGAACTTCGGTTCCGGCAACAAGGCAGGTTATACTCTGGTTCAGTTGATTGAGACTTCTAATATCGTCGCACATTTTGTTCCTGATGACGGAATGGGTGGTAATGCAATGTATCTTGACGTTTTCTCTTGTAAAGAGTATGATGATCAAGTGGTAATTAAACTAGTAAAGGACTATTTTGGTGCGAAGTATATTCGACCAAACTATCTAACACGACAGGCTTGACATGAAGATTGAAACGAAATATAATGTTGGTGATTTGATCTGGGTCCCTCGTTGTTATCGTACATTCGACCGAGAAGAACTCAGCTTCGAAGGTGAAACATGGTTCAGAGACGTTGAAGTTTACAAAGGCTTTGCAAAACAAAAACGCATCGTCAAAATTGAAGCGTCTGTGAATGAGATTGAAAAAATACATATCTCATATTACATGATCAATGAAGGTGAAGGTGATGGTCAAATGTCTTCAGTATATGCAGAAGATTTGATTCCAAAATATACCGAAGAAGAAGCTTTGAAGATTGCGAAAGAGTATGAGCGAAAGCAAGAAGAATATTTCGGGCTTTGATTTCTGGGCCGAGTGGATATCGACGGGTATTCTGATGGTTGGTATTCTTCTGACCGCGTACAACGTCTATCCACTCGGCATATGGTTTTCATTGGCTGGTAATCTTGGTTGGCTCATTGTCGCTTATATCTGGAATAAATGGTCTCTTATTGCCATTCAGGCCATTGCTGTTATAATATACATCAGTGGTCTAGTCAATCACTACGGAGTTTTGTGATGACTGATAAAGAAAGAATGGAATTAGTTAGAGCATACGCTGATCTTGAATGGGTCGTTGACATATTGAAGCGTATCGAAGAAATTGTAGATAAAGATCCTTTTATCGGCAATGATAGTAATGAAGCTATAAAATGGCTGATTAAGCAAGGCATGAAGGTAAGGCGAGAAGAATAATGTTAGACTGTTTGGTTATGGGTGACAGCATTGCTGTTGGCATTGGTCAAGCAAGACCTGATTGTTTTACAGTCGCTAAAGTTGGTATAAGTAGTGATAAATGGTTCAATCAATACAATCCTAAACTAGATAAACAGTTTAAGGTTGTTGTGATTAGTCTTGGTACAAACGACTACTATGGTGTCACAGCCGAGTATCTATATAAAATTAGAAAGAACGTGAAAGCCAACGCTGTCGTCTGGATTCTTCCAAGCTATTCATTAAAACCAAAACAAAGAGTTATAATTCGAGAAATCTCAAATGAGTTTGGTGACAAGGTACTTGATATAACCGAACACATTGGTAGAGACGGTATTCACCCACCATCACTAATTGAATATAGAAAGATTGGTGATAAAATTCGCAAATTGGGGCCGTAGCTCAGTTGGGAGAGCGGTAGCTTTGCAAGCTTCAGGTCTGCGGTTCGATCCCGCACGGCTCCACCACTTAAAGAAAGAAGAAGAAAATGCAAATCACTCCATCAAAAGTTTATCGTAAAACAGAAGCGGCTTGGAATCTAGCTTGGGTATTTGGTCTGATCTTTTGGATGCCAATCCTAGCGATGGCTTTCTTAGCCTACTTCGTAAACTAACGCCCTTGTAGCCCAATTGGTAGAGGTATCAGTCTTAGAAACTGAGGGTTGTCCGTTCGAATCGGACCAGGGGCACCAATTCAGAGGTTGTTATGATCCATATAATTGATAATTTTTTCAATGACCATCTTGATGAAGCGAAGGACTGGTCTTCTTCGCTGAACAAATATGATACATGGTATGACAAATACAGTCTCGACCTTGGACTAAATCTCGTGGCCAAAGCTGGTGAGTTCTTTGATCTGACTGGTTTCTCTGGCTGCGAGATGCACATCAACTATCACACTCCTACCCGTCACTACGACAAAGATGAAGTTCTGTTTGCAGGAACGGGCAAACTGGTTTTTCCATTGTGTGGCATCGTTTGGTATAAACACATAGATATGATAGGTGGTGAAATTGTTTTTCCTGAAGTTGGTGTCAGCATCATGCCGAAAACCGACAGATTAATCATCTTCAAAGGTGATCTGTTGCATCAAGGAAATCCATTTCAGGGAGTGAGATTGTCTGTGGGTATTAACCCATGGTTGGAGAAACCATTAGCATATGCTGTCTTAGTGTAATGGTAGCACCCGAGTTTGTGGATCTCGGAGCGTTGGATCGTAACCAACAGACAGTACCATAAGCAGAGAAAAAGTCATGAAAAAGTTTGATATTGAAGAAGTGAGAGATTTTATTCGTAACAGTAGTGATACAACCAAGATTTATATTGGTGCTGATAGTTACCGTTATCGTGATAAAAATGACCGTTGGCAGGCCATGTACACAGTGGCTATTGTTGTTCATCATGACGGCAATCGTGGATGTAAAGTTTTTGGTGAAGCATCATCAGAACCAGACTATGATCGGCGCCATGACAGGCCGTCTTTTCGCCTCATGAACGAAGTATATCGTGCCTCTCAAATGTATCTTGACCTTTTCGATGCGATTGGTGAACGACATTGTGAAGTTCATCTTGATATCAATCCTGATGAAATGCACGGTTCATCATGTGTTATTCAGCAAGCCACAGGCTACATAAGAGGCCTCTGTGGTTTTCCACCAAAAGTGAAACCAGAAGCATTTGCTGCATCATACGCAGCCGATAGACTTACTGAAATTCTAGCAGCTTAGGAGTAAATAATGGAACATCAATACGTTTCTAATGCTTATGAAGCCAATTTGAAGTATGATGAAGGTCTACGAAACTTCATGCTTCAAGTCTATAACTACATGACTGTTGCTCTTGCTCTGAGCGGTCTTGTTTCTCTCGGTGTCTCAATGTCACCAGCACTTATGGCGACCATCTGGGCAACACCATTGAAGTGGGTTGTAGTTTTTGCACCATTAGTCATGAGTGTTGGTTTTATGTTCATGGCCGAAAAGATTAGTTCTTCTGGTGCTAAGGTTTTTCTATTCGCATTTGCCTTTGCGATGGGTCTTAGCCTGAGTTCTATCTTTGCAATCTATAAGATGGGTAGTATCGTTCAGGTATTCTTCATCTCTGCGGCCACTTTTGGTGCAGCCTCAATTTATGGTTATACAACTAAGAAAGACTTGACTTCTTTTGGTTCTTTCTTGATTATGGGTGCCTTGGGTCTTGTCATTGCTGGTGTTGTCAATCTGTTTCTACAGAGTTCGGTGTTTGCGTTCGCTATTAGCTGTCTTGCTGTTCTGATCTTTACTGGTCTGACAGCCTATGACACTCAGCAAATCAAGAGCCATTATGACTACAGCGAAGGTGACGAAAGAGAGAAGGCTGGTGTAATTGGTGCGCTTCAGTTGTACCTAGACTTTATCAACATCTTCGTCAGCCTGCTTCAGATCATTGGTGATAAGAAAGAGTGACAGAATCCGTATTTGCTAGGCGAAAGCGAATAGCCGACCTCAGGTTGGCTATTTGTGCTTCATGTGAATATTTTACAGCCAGCATAAGCAGGTGTCGGGCCTGTGGTTGTGTAATGGTATTCAAAGCAATGTTACCTGATTCTGATTGCCCATTCAGAAAATGGGATGAGATAAATAAACTAGAAGCCGAAAAGGAGAAGACTGATGGCATCGGATGAATTAATTGAAAAGTCCAAGAAGTGCCTTGGTAATACTTTTGTATATTATATGAAAGCACACAGTTATCATTGGAATGTCATTGGTCCTGACTTCCCTCAGTTACATGATTTCTTTGGTGATCTTTACGAAGAACTTCACGGTTCTCTCGACACGCTTGCAGAAGGTATCCGTACATTGGATTCTTTTGCTCCTTCTACACTCGGTCGTATGATTGAATTGGCTGATGATATTCAAGAAGATGAAAAGATTCCACAGCCAGCGAAGATGGTCACAAACCTTCTTGATGCAAACGATAAACTCTATAACTGTATCCAAGAATGCTATACGATGGCAGAAAACGAAAATGAATTTGCCATTTCAAATCTTTTACAAGATCGCCTACAAACCCTCGCAAAGCATCGCTGGATGTTGAAGGCTCTGGCTGGCCAGAAATCATAAGATTTGTAACATAAACTGTTACAGAGGGTGCGTCAGCTTGTCGCACCCTTTTTTATTGACTTCCTAGCTGGTTCTGCTAGGATAACAGAATGACAAAGATATTTGCAAAGCCCAAGGTCGGCTCTACCGTGACCGTCACCACCGATTATACTGACTATATGAAAGGTTTTGCGGCCAACGTTCCGCGCACCCAGATGTATCGTGGTCAGGTGGTCGCATCGGCTAGCTATGATGACCCTCAAAGCTTCCGCATGACCACTGGAGACCGCTCCTTTCCAATTCGTGTGGTACCACTCGAAAACGTCACAAGTCTTGTAAACTCAGACGGAACAAATGTAACACAGACTGAAAAGAAAAAAGTCGAGGTGACCGCATGGGAGGTCAAGTCTGATAGCCGCAAAGGTGGCATCTATACGGTGACCCGCGAAGGCAACCACTTCTCATGTACCTGTTTAGGTTTCACATATCGAAAAAGTTGTCGGCACACACTAGCCATCAAAGCTAAAGTTGCTTAAAGCTCCTTCGGGAGCTTTTTTGTTATGGTCTAAATACCATAAACTACTTTAGAGGACCATACTATGGCAGGCGTAAGTGCAGAAAGACAAGAAACTGGTGTTGTGAAAGCGGTTAATTCGGCCGTTAAAAAGAATAAAAATATTCCTATCACTGTCGTTGCTGGTGGTGTTAGAATATCAAATGTAAGTGGTGCTCGCAAATACACAGGTCGTCAGGCTAGTGGTTCAGAACCATATACAGATGTTATATTGGAGTCAAAAAACAAAAAAGGTATAAACTTGTCTCTGAAAGGTGAGGCTGCACCCTCTCTTGCTGGTGGTGGTCTTCGTGGTCTTGAAGCTATTGTTCCTGGTCTGGCTGGTCGTTTTATGAAGGCAGCCTATGATGCTCTGATTGAACAGGGTCTCAAAAAAGGTGATAAAGTTCCAGATGTTTACGGTAAGATTGGTCCAAAGACAAAAGAAAAGATTGTTGTTGGTACACAAGCTATGGGTGGTCCAATCGACTATATGTATATTGGTGGTATGGATGTTAAGTCAACTTACGATGAAAAGAAAGCTGTTCTGACGTTTACTAATGCCAATCTTACAGGTTCAAAAGAATATGCAAAAACACACGAACTATACTTTCGTCTAAGAGCCAGAAGAGAAGACCAGCGTTTTGATCCTGATGCAGAACAAGGTGGTATCCCTAAAATTTATGGTAAATCACCATCTAAAGGTGATAGTGCAGGTCGTATCGTCGTAACAGACAGTGTTCCTAAAAATGCAATGATAGTACAGGTCAAATGAAGACGTTCAAAGAATTTCTAGAAGAGTCCTCAAACGAAGGTCTACTTAACATCTTCGATATAGATGATACTTTGTTCCGTTCAAAAACGAGTGTTATCATCATGAAAGATGGTAAGAAGGTTCGTGAGTTAAAAACTGGTGAGTTCAACCACTATAAACTGAAACCTGGAGAAGAGTATAACTTTGACCAGTTCCGTTCTGGTGAACACTTTCGTAAAAATGCACAACCCATTGACCGTATGTTAGAGAGAGCCAGACAGGCCGTAAAGCAAGGTAAGACTATCATAGTTACAGCCCGTTCAGACTTTTATGATAAAGAACCTTTCTTACAGAAGTTTAGAGATCATGGTTTTCCTATAGATGATGTTCATATCGAACGTGCTGGTAATCTTCAAAAGTTAAAATCTGATGCTAAAATCAATGTTACCAAAGCTGTTGTAATCAGAAAATATATAAATTCTGGTCAATTTAAGAAGATCAGAATGTGGGATGATCATGCTAGTAATCTAGATATACTTCTCAAACTTGGTAAAATACACCCAGAGATTGATATCGAAGCATATCTTGTCAACCCAGAGACGGGTGAAAGCTCAAGGTATAAAAGATGAATAAACCAGAACAACCACAGATCGGTATGACTTTCTCGCGTAAGCTTATGCCACAGATTGATTCTATTGAGAACTTCCTGAAGCATCTTGACCAGCAGATCATAGCACACAAACAAGTCACCATTGATCCAAGAGACTTGAAGTCAACACAGTCAGAATTTGATATGAAAAAGGTATCTGAGATGCCTTCTCGTAAAGGTCCGTCTGGTGTTATCATATCGAATGATAATTATATTCTAGACGGTCACCACCGCTGGCTGGCCCACCACAGAGATGGTGCTAAGATGTCGGTCATACAAGTCGATCTACCTATACTAGAACTTGTCCATACGGCCAGACGTATGCCAAATAATGTATTAGGTGCAATAAAAACTGTGGTAAAAGAATCTCTAATAAAGAAAAATACTAAATAATCAATAATAATACTGTTCCTGTAGAGGGGATGAATGGCTAATTCGACAAGACCACCAGGCGTGGCATTCTATGGTAAAGTCAGAATACCTACCATAGGTCATAAAAAAGCAATAGAAACGGCAGCAAGTATCGCCAAGAAAACTGGCGGCCAACTTCGTATCGGTCTATCTGGCGCCTCTCATCCCCTTACAATCGAAACTAAAAAAGCCCATGCTGAGATGGTCTTCGGTCATCCAGTAGAGACTGGCGTACCTCACACCTCTAATCTCTTTTCATATCTTTCACACCTTCATCAACACCACGATGAGATACATCTGGTGGCTGGTTCTGACCGCGCACCTGAGTATCGCAAGACGCTTCAGCAATGGAATGGCAAGGCTGACAGGAACGGAAAAGTTGCTTTCAACTTCAAGAAATGGAAAGTTCACGAAGTTGAAGGTAAGCGTGAAGATGTTGACAAACATCCTACACAGATGAATAGAGATGAACTAGAACGTTCAGTCAGTGCCACTAAAGTAGAAGGTCTAGCTAAAGCAGGTGACTATGAAGGTTTCAGAGCCTATCATCCTGGTCTACCCGAAAAGCATGTTAAAAAAGTATACAATCAGATCCGCATGGCGCCTTCTGAAGCACCAAAACCAAAGTCTGTAAAGGCTATCAAAGCTAAGGTCGTCAAAGAAGAAGAATCTCACGCCGAATACTGGCAAAAGAATCCACCACCTGAAAGCGCAATTACAAGAGCAGCCAGCAATCTACCTGTTATCTCACAGGCCAAAGCAATCAAGAGTGCTGTCGATAATGTACGTCAAGGTAATTATGGAAGTGCGGCTTTAGATATTGCTGCTGAGATTCCAAAAGTAGGTGCTGCTGTTGGTGCTGCAAGAGGTGTCGCTGCTGCACTAAGAGAAGATCAGGTTGATAGTATTGGTGAACTTGACCATGAAAAGTTTGGGCCAATGCTCGACACATTTGTTCAGTTTGCATCGAAGAAACTTGGCATCAAATCAATGCCAACGATGCAACTACAAAAAGGTGAAATGGAAGCCTCAAGTTTCGGTGGTTATAATCCACAAAATCAGTCCATTGTTGTAGTATCAAAGAATCGTCACCCAATGGATATCTTCAGAACAGTTGCACATGAACTTGTGCATCATAAGCAGAAAGAAGATGGTCGCATTGGCAAAGATATTTCCAATGAAGGTGCTACAGGAAGTCCCTTCGAAAATGAAGCCAACTCAGAAGCAGGAAAGATCATGCGCTGGTTTGGTCAAAAAAATCCTGAACTATTTAAGTCAGGTTATGTGGTCGAAGAAACACAACTGACAGAAGGCATCAATGATCCAGGTACATTCAAAGCTGTATTCTTAGCCGGTGGTCCTGGTTCTGGTAAAGACTTTGTAATGAAGCAGACACTTGATGGTATGGGTCTGCAAGAAATCAATTCGGATGTTGCGTTTGAATATCTAATGAAGAAGGCTGGTCTTGATTTTAAGATGCCTGAATCAGAAAGAGTTGAACGTGATATTGCTCGCGGTAAAGCAAAGAAACTCACCAAAGAGCGTGAGCGTCTTGCTCTTGCTGGTCGTCGTGGTTTGATCATCAACGGTACAGCCGACGATCCAGAAAAGATTGCATCAATCAAAAAAGAATTAGAAGCTCTCGGCTATGATACAATGATGGTATTTGTCAACACCTCAGATGAAGTATCAAAGTCTAGAAACGTATCACGCGGTGAAGAAGGTGGCAGAACTGTTCCTGAAGATATCCGTAAAGACAAGTGGGATGCTGCACAGAAGGCCAGACCTGTATTCGAAAAGTTATTTGGTAAAGATAACTTTGTAGAAGTTGATAATAGTAATGATCTACGCAAAGCTTCGCCTGAAGTTAAGAAAAAAGTTGAAGGTGAGTTTCAATCTATTTTTAAGATGGCCAAGAAGTTCGTTGCTCGTCAACCAATCGAAAATGAAAAAGCTGCTGGTTGGATGCAAAATGAAATACAAAAACGCAACATGCAGTCATTTGTTCCTGCTAGTGCAACAGCATTCGGTACAGGTTCAGTTCAGCGTGGTGCTGTTCAATCAGTTGCATTGCCAAGCGATCAAGATGCTACACAAACCACATCACAAGCACCAACAACCGATGAAATTTCTCAAGCACAGCGTCTTGGTCTGACATACTATGGCTTTGGTCGCTATGGTACGACAATAAAAGGAAAACATACCGTGACTTATATCAGTCAAAACGGCAAACTAGTTCCTAAACAACAACAAGTAGCCGAAGACCTTCGTAAGTGGTTTGATCCAAAACATCCAGAAGGTGGATGGAAGAGAATCAATTCTAAAGGTGAAGCAATTGGTCCTTGTGCAAGAGAGCCAGGTGAACCAAAGCCAAAATGTATGTCAAATGAAAAGAGAGCGAAACTCTCAAAGAAAGAAAGAGCATCTGCTGTTGCAGCAAAGCGCAAGCATGATCCAAATCCAGAAAGAAAAGGTGCACCTATCAACGTTTCAAACTTTGGTAAAGGTAAAATAGATGAGGCTAATGCGGCAGCTATTGCAGCCGCTACAGCAATAGCAAAGAAGAAATCTGGTAACTATGATAAAGATGGCCTGAGAGTAAAGCCATATAAAAATCCTGATGCACCAAATGTAAAATCAAATGAAGAGAGAAGAAGAGAAATGAAAAAAGAAGAATATCTTCAGGAGAAAAATGTGCCTACAAATCCAGAATTGTGGGCTCGCGCCAAGTCAATGGCCAAATCTAAGTTTGATGTTTATCCTTCAGCCTATGCAAATGGTTGGGCTGCAAAGTGGTATAAGTCAAAAGGTGGTGGTTGGAAAACTCAAGCAGATGAGAGTTTCGAACACATGGTCAACGAAAACAAACCATCAGATCGTGAGTTCGGTACAACAAGTCTTGCAAATATTTACAAAGCTTCAACACCAGGTCAAACTTTCCCTGCAAATCCACTTTCAGAAAAGATGGGTAAGAAAAAGATCATGAAGAAGGCTAAGAAGTTAGCTCAAGAAGATAACTCACTCGCACTAGGTTATGAGTTCGGTAACAACGGCATTGGTCAGGAGTTTGGTGTTGTTCGCTCACCTAACGGTCTTGGTTTTGGTTATTCTCTACCAATGGATGGTGGTGCATATAGACTTTCCGAATCGGTGCAGAACTGGATGAATAAAGAAAGCACAATCGAACGTTATATTTCAAAGTATGGTGAACAGGCTGAACGCAAACTATATGAAGCTGCTGTTCGTCTTAGCCAACTTGAAGAGACGAACAGTGGTGCAAAAGGTTTCGATGGTCTTCGCGAAGCATGGGAAGCACTCGGTGGTCGTGACATGGGAACTGTTGCAAAACAAGGTAGCAAAGAAGAAGTTGAAGAAGAAAAGAGCCCCGCATGGACTCGCAAAGAAGGTCAGAATCCAGAAGGTGGTTTGAATAAGAAAGGTATCGCTTCATATCGTCGCGAGAACCCAGGTTCTAAACTTTCTCTGGCCGTAACAACAAAGCCATCAAAGCTCAAGAAAGGTTCTAAAGCTGCAAATCGTCGCAAGTCATTCTGCGCCCGTATGGGTGGTATGAAGAAGCGTTTGACTTCTGCTAAGACGGCCAATGATCCAGATTCAAGAATTAACAAAGCCCTCCGCAAATGGAATTGCGAGGAATAAGGTTCAGATAAATATAGATAAACCCTAATAAAGGAACTCTAACATGTTTGGTAACAATAAAAAAGATCCATTAGTTGATGCAGTTGCAAAGGTAATGCAAGAAAATCAGCTTCGTCGTGAAGTTGAGCGTCAGTTCAATGAAGACCTTGGTATACATTCAAAGAAGGCTCTTCCATTTGAGAAGCACGCCGAGTATGACCGTGTTCTTGCAGAAAAGACACAGCAAGCTTTGAGTGAAGGTTATTCAATGAAGAAAGAAGCTCTTCATCCAAATCAACAGAAGTTGAATGTTCATGAGCCAGAAAAAGACGAACTAACAGCTAAAGACTTCGCAATGCTTCGTGCAAAGAAGAAGCAAATGGATGAATCGGATGATATGGGTCCATCAAAGGCTAAATCGAAGAAGGCTCCAACATACCGTCACAAGACATCAGGTAAAGAAATTGTTTCAACAAAGAATCCTGGTGATGAATGGGAACTCGTAAAAGAAGCTGCACCACCAATGCCACCAAGAAGACCACAACCAGGTGATATTGAAGGAACAGCCGGAACTCTGAAGAAAGACGGTAAAGATTATATCGCTCCAGAGACACGCAATAATCCTCACATGCAGGCTTCAGATGGCCCTTCACAGGCCGATAAGAAAGCTCTTGATGATAAGATTAAAGAGATTATGAAAGAAGCTTCAGAAGATCAGAAGAAGAACAATCCAATGGTTTTCCGTGATAAGAAGAGAGATAACCCAATGGTGTTCGGTGATAAAAAGAAGAACAATCCAATGGTGTTCGGTGATAAGAAGAAATCTAATCCTCTTGTTCATAAAGAAGAAGCTGAACTTGATGAAGCATCATACTCAGCAAAGGCTGCTCGCGCTGGTAAAGATATTGGCAAGCCAGGTAAGATGTTTGCCAAAATTGCCAAGTCAGCTGGTGAAAAATACGGTTCAGAAGAGCGTGGTAAGAAAGTAGCCGGTGCTGTTCTTGCAAAACTTCGTGCTAAGAAAATGGAAGAAGAAACTCTTGCAGAAAAGGCTCCAGAAGGTGCTAAGTTCGAGCGCATGGTAAAGCACATTAAGGCCAAATATGCCAAAGATGGTCTGACCGATAAAGAAAAGTCAATCGCCTATGCAACAGCATGGAAAGCCAAGAATAAGGAAGAAAAAAATGACTGAGCCAACACTCGAATCTGTTCTAGAAGAACTTAAAAAAAATCTTGGTGAAGAAGCTGTTGAAGATATTCTGGCAGAACAAGAGCTAGGTAATTCTCTAGGCTTTAAACTTGGTGGTAGAAGAGTTGCACCAGGAAATGCACCTGCTTTGAATCCAGAAAGACAGGCTGCTGTTACCAAAGCCGGTGAAATTGGTATGGCATTAACACCACTAGGTCGTGGTATAGGTGCTGGTATACAGGCCGCTAAAAATTTTGGTTCAAATGTTGTCAAGGGTTTCACAGGTTCTTCAAGAAACGTGACGAGAGACCTTGGGGGTTCAGGTAAGTTTGCTGCCCCTGGTGGTGCATCGAAAGCAGGTGAAGCTGCTGGTAAGGCTGCTGCTAATCCTACAGTGCAAAAAGGAGCCGCTGCGGCTGGTGTTGCAGCTGGTGTAGGTGCTGTTGCTTCTACGGCTGGTAAAGATGATAAGCCAGAAGTTAAAGCAGACACAACTTCAGGTCCAAGAAAAGATATGCCTGGTTTCAAACCATCACCTGAACCTAGCGGTGATGATCTTTATAAGACACCAGAGAGTGAAAAGAATTTTCCAAGTACAAAATTTCCTGCTCAAACGCGCCCACCAGGAAAGACGCCACCAGAAGCACCAACGGCACCAGCGGCTAAAGAACCTCCAAAACCTCCTGCGCCACCACAAAGACCGCAGGGAAATAACATTGCAGGTCCTCCAGAAACAGGTGGTAACATTGCAGCACCTTCTGCACCTGCAAAACCTTCTGCGCCTGCTAGACCAGCTGCGCCTGCGAAGCCAGCTGCACCTGCAAAACCTGAAGGTAATTTTTCGACAAACAATCAAAGCCCATATGGTTTTGCTAGACCTGGTTCTGATGAAGACACCGCGGCCAATTTCTTTGCCTCTGATGCAAGAATGAGAGCCGCACAGCAAAAAAATATGCAAGAAAACTTTGATCAGTTCGTTAAGAAGTTCATAAAGGAAAATAGATGAGCTTGAAAGAACAAACAATCACTCCTGAAAAGCTTAGAAAGCAGGAGAGATTAAAGATTGATATTGGTGGTGAACCACACGATCCTACCAGCCCAAATAAAAGTCACATTGAAGAAGAACAACTAGATGAAGTTCCTGTCAATGTGCCTATTGGTCATAATCGTAGGAGAGCGAAGAAAACATCTTTTTCTTATACCTCACTAGGCGGCGATAAACAAAAGGTAAGAGCATCTGCTCAACGTCAAGGTAATCAAAAGATGGCCAACAGATATGAAGAAATTGATTATAAGAGCAAGTGTGCTATGTATGCTGAAGAAGCTACAAAGAAAGTCATGAAAAAGCTCAAAGAGAAAAAAGGTGAACAACCGGCCGGCAAGACAGCGACAGGCCAATCTGGTGATATCGTAGATACGGCACCAGAAAAACAAGAATTAACTGGTTACCACTAACATAAATAAAAAGAAACAGGAGTACTACAAATGCTTTGGGGAAATAAAGACTACGTTACAAGCAATAACAAGCCGCTGTGGGCAAATACCACAAACGCTTCATCTAACTCAGTAATCAACAGCACAAAGGCCAATACAAACAAGTATTATGGTATTGTTGCTGGTGTTTCTGCAACAGAACGAGATGCTGCAACAACTAATGATCTGGCACAACAGCCAGCACATGCTGGTTGGGTATCTCTGAAGGTTGGCACAGGTCCAATTTCAGGTATCAGTGTTTCTGGCGGTACAGGCATCAACGCCGCTGGTTATCTGACAATTACAGACGGTAGTGTTTTAGGTTCAGGCACAGGTGCAAACATTTCGTTCACCACAGCCAATGCTCAGAATGCTCTTCAGTCATATTCAACAAACTCAACTCTGAACACATTCGGTACATTTACTATCGTTAATGGTGGTTCAGGATATTCAAACGCCTCTGCTATCACAATAAGAACAAACGGTGCAAATACCTCACTCGGTACTTTCACTATAGCTCTTGGTGGTCGTGGTGGTCGTATTCAAACAGAAACACTAGTTGCTATGGGTTCAATCACATTTGATGATCCACGCGATAACGTTTGGTTCGCTGGCATCTAATAAAGGATAGAAAGATATGAAAAGTTTCAAGCAGTTCGTAAAAGAAGAAACGATGCCATATGCTGGCACCAAAAGCGGTGTCATTGATATTCGCGATGCGGCCGTCAGAGATGGTCTCAATCAGCAACTTGCAGGTGTAACAGCCGGTAAGTTTGTCACACCATATATTGCTTTTGAGCGTGTATGTAAGGCTCTTGCAAACTTTCATATCTTTCCTCCTCGTACATCATATCTTGAAGGTGATTCTGGTGCAGTAAACTTCCGTATTGATCAGTTCGGCTCTAAGATGGGTATGACTGATGACGGTCGGGTTGTTTCTGCACCTGAAGATCCTCATCATCTCTATTTTGAATATCGTCAGTCTGATTGTGGTATGTTCATGGTATTCTGTGAAGTTGTTGATCAAGAAGAACTTGAAGAAATTCTTGATGACGTTGAAGCAGAAATGAATGATGATACTGTTGAAGACGAACGTGAAGATAAGTTAGATGAAGAAATGCAGCCTGCATTACCTGAAGTTGGTTCTAGAATGACTCCTGGTTCTAATCAACCGGTAATTACTACGGGCGTTACTATTCCTGACGAACTTGAAGGTAAAAATAGAGACAAGATGAAGGCCAAACTTGAGAAGAAGTCAATAGAGGAAGATAACATTCCTTATATTGCCGATCCAGAAAGCTCAAGCACAGCCGACTATAAGCCAGCATCTAAGTTGGCTGAAGCATCAGTAGAAAAGATGCGTAGATATATCAGAAAAGCAAATGATGAATTAGATAACACTCCTGAAAAAGATGAAAAAACATCAAAGAAGCTTGATAATCGTCAACATGGTATTCGTCTTGCTTCCATGAAGAAAAACGCTTCAAAGTATGTTAAAGTAAAAGCAACAAACGAAGAAACAAAAATTGATGAAGTATCAGCCGAAATGGTAGGTAAAGTAAACAAGGCTCGTCTCGAAAAGCCAGCAAAGACTGCAAAGGCTGACGAAACTCGCGGCAAGGCTGTCAAAAAGGCTTGGCTTGCTTCTAGAGTGGGCGAACTTAAAAAAAAAGACTAGATGAAACTAACTTCTCTAGTCTAGGTGGTATAAGAGGTTTAGGTGCTGTTACTGGTGAGTCTGGTGGTCCAGGTGTTGGTGGCAACACCGGCGTAAATGTTGGATGGGTCAATCAAACTTCGGCTGAACAGGGTCAACATACTAACTTTGTTCAGAGTTTGATTGACAACCACAACGATCTTCACACCGAGATTGAAAGTAATGATCTCAATCCAAAAGACGGTAACAAAAAGGTAAAAGTTGTAATTGAAAAATGATTGATGATCTAAATGATGATAACTTTATGATCTTTGCGATGAAGGCTTATGACAAACCAAATTGTGTCATGAGTGAATTTGAAGAAGACTTGAAGCGCATAAAGTATATCAAGAGATTGATAAAAAGATATAAAGTATGGGGTGAGGAAGAGTTGAAAGAAAGGCTCATACTCAATCACATTATAGTACTATCTAATGTGTTTGGTATAGATTCAACAGTAAAAATGCTATTCTTCAAATTTGATCCTGAAGATTACCCCATTCTAAAATCATTTCTTATCTTCTTGAACTTCATGCCACAATATGTAAAAGGTATCAAAGGAACTTCTATAAACTCCATTGATATACCAGTTGATGTTTTGATATTGACCAAACTAAGGTCCATATAGGTATTATTTCAACCGGCACATTGCTAATATAGATGTTTGGCAAGGGCCTGTCAAGAGGGTAGTATGAAAAAGATACAAGAAGATGCTCCTGCAAATGCAACTGGTGCTGCTGTGCCTGGTACAGGTGATGACGCACAAGCATTTCCTAAAGGTGATCCCCTCAGAAAATATAAAAAGAAGAATGAAAAAGGCCAGGAGTCACAAGAAGCTGGCATATCACTGCTGCGCCGCAAAACACCAATGATGGAAGAAAAGACTGGTATGTTTGCAGGTAATCAAACCTTTGTTGTGCCTTCTAATGTATTTCATAAAGCAAAACTTGAGAAACGTAAAGGTAAACATTGGAAGACCTACATCGGTGAAGATGAACACGGTCAGGCTATTCGTGAATATGATCGTAAACACAAAGGCAAGAAGCCAATCATTCTTCAAGACGAAAGCACAGGTGCAATGTGCTATGCCAAGTACGGCAAAGAGAGAGACTTACAAGAAGCACCTCTTCTACCAGATATCGGTAAAAAAGCCAAATTCAATCCTGAAACAGGAAGAAAGTTTTCAAAGTCTGATATTGAAAATACCAGAATGTTGGGTAAGAAGATAGGATCTTTAGATAAAGACCATGATCTATATCATAAAAGCCAGTGGAGCTGGCTACACGCAAATCACTATGATTCCTATCATGTGGTTCACAGAGATTCTGGTAAAGTAACAACTACAGTTCATGGTAAGAGAAATCCTAAAACAAAGACTTTTAATATTTCAACTACCGACTCGACGGGCACAGGACCCAAAGCACACAAGGTTTATCGTAAGATACTTCAGACAGGTCACTCAAATGCTCTTGTCGGCTCTTCACACTCTGAAGGCGGTCAAAAGATTTGGCAGAAACTTTCTTCTGAGAAAGGTGTTTCTGTTCATGGTTGGAGAGCAGGCAAACCTGTTAATATTGATCCAAAAGATCCTGAAGAGACACACGTTTCTTCAGACGAAGCAAGAAAAGGTTATCTGAGAGGTAAAAAAGATCCTGCTGGTAAAGCAATCTATAAAATGAAACTTGTAGCCTCATTACATAAAAGAAAGACAGTATAATGGCATTAGTAACATTCGATCAACTCAACGAGTTCTTTGAAGACACGGACGAAAACATCATTGAACCTTTTGTAGAACCCTTGAATGAAGTGATGGAGTTCTACGAGATTAATACACCACAACGTATTTCTATGTTTCTTGCTCAAGTAGGTCACGAATCAGGTGGATTAAGAGCAAGAAAAGAAAATCTAAACTACAGAGCAGAAACGCTCATGAAAGTTTTCCCGAAGTATTTTCGAGGTAAAAATCCAAATGATTATGCAAAACAACCAGCAAAGATCGCAAATCTCGTCTATGCAAATAGAATGGGTAACGGTCCTCCTGAGTCTGGGGATGGCTATCGCTACTGCGGTCGCGGTCTTATCCAGCTGACAGGTAAGAGCAACTATCAAGCATTCGCTTCTGATATGAATATGGATCTTGCTGAAGCGACTGAGTGGTTGGAAAACGAAGAGGGTGCTGCTTGGTCAGCTGGTTGGTTCTGGGATTCCCGTGAACTTAATCAGTGGGCAGACAAAGGTGACATACTTACAGTAACTAAGAAGATCAACGGTGGAACAATCGGTCTTGAAGATCGTAAGCATCATTATGAAGCGGCCTTAGAAATTTTTGGAGGATAATGATGCCACGTTTCTCAATAGAGACAGACGAACCAGCGCCAAAGCCAGCAATGGATATGTTACCACCTGCTACAAAAGGTGCAGGTGCAGCCATTCAAACTAATTGGGTAGATCCTTCACCACGCAGCAGCTACGGCGCTGCACCTGCGGCTCCTCAACTATCTGAGGCTGCACAGTTGGCCAAGATTGAACTTGAAAAGAAACAGTGGGAAGCAGAAAACGCAAAGCAGAATGAAGACTGGATGGTCAAGAAGTGGCGTCCAGCAATGGGTTGGTGTTATATGGTTATCTGTGTTCTTGATATGGCAATCTTCCCTGTTTTGTGGTCAGTAGCTCAAGTTATGGTTAAAATGCCACTCACACAATGGAATCCACTCACACTGCAAGGTGCAGGTCTATTTCATCTAGCAATGGGTGCTGTTCTTGGTATCGCTGCTTGGTCAAGAGGCCAAGAAAAGATTCAAGGCGTAACGAAGTAAAAGGTGTAATATGGGCTTGAAGATCAAACTTATTCTAGCATTGATTGTAGTCTGTGTGATGACAACAGGTTACTTTTATATTCAGGCCCTGCAAGGTAAACTTGAAGCGGCTGTCGAGGTTCAGCAAAGACTTGAAGATGTAATCAATCAACAACAAAAAGTCCTTGAGCGTAATGCTGAAGATATGAAAAAGATGCAAGAAGTAAATAGAAAACTTTCCGATTCTTTTGCCGATAGTCAGACACAGTTGAGTGATCTAAACGCTAGATTTAACAAATATAATCTGGCTGAAAGAGCCGCTGCAAATCCTACTGAAGCGGAAATGAAAGTCAACAGAGGAACAGTTGATGCTCTTCGTTGCAATGAACTTGTGACTGGTGCAAGATTGACAGCCGATGAAAAATCTGGTAAAGTAACAAATTCAATCTGTGGTGATTTACTAAAAAGACTGATTGCGAAGGAACCTAACAATGCTAAATAAGATTATCATCATAAGTTCCGTTTCGCTATTGCTTGCTGGTTGTGCCGCTAAACAACCGAAGATTATTGATAAACCAGTACTCTATGAAAGACCTGAATTGGTTCTTCCTAAAGTACAACCGGTGACACAATCAAAGGTAGAGTGGGTTGTTATCACGGCTGCAAATGCTGAAGAGAAACTCAACTATCTGAAAACAAAGCCAAATGTAACTTACTTTGCCCTTACTGCACAGGGCTATCAAAATCTTAGTATGAATGTGGCCGAGCTTCGTCGTTATATCGAACAACAAAATGCTGTGGTTGCTGCATATCAAGCATACTATGCCAATCTACCAAAATAATAAAAAAAGATGCCACAAGATCAACGTGTAGAGATCGAACTACTTAAAAAAGACGTAAACATAATTACGAATCTTTGTGAGAAGTTTGACACAACTATTGACAAGATGCAAGAGATTGCATCTAATTTATCACGCATGGTTTCTTTACAAGAACAAAGAATTGAAATACAAGAGAAAACAACAAAAGAAGTGCAGAGTGTATTAGAGATGAGAAGAATAGAACATAACGAAGATATCAAGGAACTGCACTCTCGCATCACTACGGTTAATCGTGAACTATCAAACAAGATAGATGAGTCTGAAAATAAAATCTTAGCCGAACTTCAGTGCCTTAAAAACGAACTCATCAAAGAAAAGAAAACACTTGGCGGAAGACTAGCCGAAGTTGAGGCATGGAAGTATACCATGGTTGGTGCCTTGATGGTCATAACATGGATTCTAGCCAAAGTAGATTTCAACGCACTAATAAAAGTGCTTTTCACTCGTTGATTTCCTGTACAATCTGATATATAATACATCCTCTTGAAGGATTGTATAGTCATGTCTCTTTATATCGACAAAAAATATGTTTCGTTGATCTCACCTAGATTGGAAAGATTCCATCAGAAGAGTGAGTATCTATGGAACTTTCGTTGCCCTATCTGTGGTGATTCCTCACGAAATAAACTCAAAATGCGCGGCTATCTTTACCGTCGCAAGAGTGATCTATTCTTTACTTGTCATAACTGTGGCACCAGCACATCTTTTGGTAACTTCATCAAAACAGTTGATCGTTCACTGTATAGTGCATATCAGATGGAACGTTTCAAGAATGAGAATGCAGGTAATGTGGCCAAGCCAGACTTTTCAATGGCGCAAGGTTTGCCTGTGTTTGAAAAGAAAATTGATATCAACTTACCGTCAATCGAAAGTTTAGATGATAGACATGCAGCAAAAGGTTATGTGAAAGATCGCAAGATACCAAAAGAAAAGTGGAATGTTTTGTATTATGCAGAAGATTTTGAGGCTTTTGTGAAAGAGGTCTTACCTGACTATGATAAAAATCTTTATGCTGAACCCCGTCTTGTGTTACCGTTCTATGATGAAAAAAATATTTTGCTTGGCTTTCAAGGAAGAGCGTTGGTGAACTCTAAGGTAAAATATATAACCATAAAGGTCTCCGACGACAGCAAGAAGGTCTACGGTCTTAATACGCTAGACAAGAGTAAGAAAACATACGTTGTCGAGGGACCAATTGATTCGCTCTTCTTACAGAATTGCATTGCAGCGATGGACGCATCACTGTATAATGTAATTTCGTCCGTAGGCAATCTCAACTATACATTCATATATGATAACGAACCGAGAAACAAAGATATCGTCAAGCATATGCAGAAAACGATTGATCTCGGCAAGGATATCTGTGTCTGGCCAAAACTTATGGATGGTTGTAAAGACATCAATGAGATGGTTCAGAGAAGAGGTTTATCTGCTGCAATACAGGCTATTATAGATAACAATACATATAGTGGGCTCAAAGCGAAACTACAGTTTGAACAATGGAGAAAGATATGATGATTAAACTCACTAATGCAACAGTAGAACATTTAGGTAATCCAATTTGGATTAATGTATATCAGATAACGGCGGTTTTTCCTCAGGTTAGTCCAGAAGGTGGTAGTCAATCAACGATTGTGTTTGGAGGCCAAACAGGCGTTACATGGTTCGTTGAAGAAGGTGTTGAAGAAGTTGTGAAGATGATCAATAAAGCTAAAGACAGAGGTATTTGATGAATAGCGCGAAGATTATTGCTGTCACTAGACCAACTTTGAAATTACAAAAAGATAATGAAGATGGTACTTTTTCTTTGATGAGTGTTGACGAGTTCATTGCCTATGTTGCAAGAGTATCAAATCCATCTAATCAAATGAATACAGAGACGGCACCAAAGCTTCTGCGCTATCTCGCAAAGCACAAGCATTGGTCACCATTTGAAATGGTAAACATCGTCATGGAAATCGAAACGACCCGTGACATTGCAAGACAAATTCTAAGACACCGTTCATTTAGTTTTCAAGAGTTCAGTCAACGTTATGCTGATCCTACTCAAGACTTAGGTTTTGAAACACGCGAGGCTCGTTTGCAGGATCAGAAGAACCGTCAAAATAGTATTGAAACCGATGATGATGATATTCTAGAATGGTGGAGCGTAGCACAAACCGTTTCTCAACAGCAAGCACAAGCATTATATACACAGGCTATCAAAAGAGGCATCGCCAAAGAACAGGCTCGCGCCCTTCTACCAGAAGGTCTTACAGTTTCTCGTATGTATATGAATGGTACGCTTCGTTCATGGATTCATTATTGTCAGTTGCGAATGGGTGTTGAAACACAGAAAGAACACCGTCAAATTGCCACTGACGCATGGTATGAAATCACTAAAGTATTCCCCTCACTAAAAGACGCATTAGATATTTAAGTTTCAGGAGTCAATCAACAATGAATAATTATCTTCCAACTCTCTATCAACAGTTCATTCACAAGTCACGCTATGCTCGCTGGCTCTGGGATGAAAATCGCCGTGAAACATGGGATGAAACTGTAGCACGTTACTTTGACTTCTTTGAAGAACATCTATCCGAAAACAACAACTTTATTCTAGACGAAGATGTGCGTAAAGAGTTAGAAGAAAGTGTTCTGTCACTCAAGACAATGCCATCAATGCGCTGCTTGATGACCGCTGGTGAAGCATTGAAGCGTGAGAACGTTGCAGGCTATAACTGTTCATATGTTGCTGTAGATAACATTCGTTCATTCGATGAAATTCTCTACATTCTCATGAACGGTACTGGTGTTGGTTTCTCCGTTGAAAGCAAGTACACAGAGCAGCTGCCTATCGTTGCAGAAGACTTCCACGATTCAGAAACAACCATCGTCGTTGCAGACAGTAAGCTTGGTTGGGCAAAGGCCTTGAAAGAATTGATCGGCATGTTGTATGTTGGTCAGGTGCCAAAGTGGGATCTAACTAAGGTTCGCCCCGCTGGTGCACCATTGAAGACATTCGGTGGTCGTGCATCTGGGCCTGCTCCTTTGCGTGATCTGTTTGCTTTTTGCGTTTCTACTTTTCGTAAAGCGGCTGGTCGCCGCCTGACAACTATGGAGTGCCATGACATTGTTTGTAAGATCGCTGAGATTGTCGTTGTCGGCGGTGTTCGCCGTTCTGCTCTTATTAGTCTTTCCGATCTATCTGATGATAGGATGCGTGTGGCTAAGTCTGGTGAATGGTGGAAAGACAATATTCAACGCGCTCTCGCGAACAATTCGTATGTAGCCAAAGATAACGTTGACGTTGGTATCTTCATGAAAGAATGGCTCTCACTCTATGAAAGTCATTCTGGTGAACGTGGTATCTTCTCTCGTCAGGCCTCAAAGAAGCAGGCCGAGAAGTTTGGTCGTCGTGATGCTAGCCATGATTTTGGTACTAACCCATGTTCTGAAATCATTTTGCGTTCGCGTGAGTTCTGTAATCTAACAGAAGTTGTTGTTCGTGGAGATGATACACTCGCGACATTGAAGGAGAAAGTTCGCAATGCAACTATACTCGGAATTTTTCAATCTACTCTTACCAACTTTAGATACCTATCCAAGAAGTGGAAAGAAAATTGCGAAGAGGAGAGGCTTCTTGGCGTTTCACTCACGGGCATTATGGATAATGAGTTTACGAACGGCAAGGCGGGTGATCTCGAAAGTCTCCTGAATACACTTCGCTTTGTTGCTCAGGCTACAGCGAAAGAATGGTCAGATAAGTTGGGTATTCCAATGCCAGCCGCAATCACTTGCGTCAAGCCATCTGGCACCGTTTCGCAGTTGGTTGATGCTGCATCTGGCATTCACACCAGACACTCACCATACTATGTTCGCACTGTTCGCGCAGACAAAAAAGATCCTCTCGCAAAGATGATGATTGAGATGGGTTTCCCCGCAGAAGATGATGTGACAAAGCCAGATCATACCTATGTCTTCTCATTCCCAATCAAGGCTCCTGAAAATGCTATATATCGTAAGGACATGTCTGCTATTCAACAACTAGAAATGTGGCTTGCATATCAGCGTCATTGGTGTGAACACAAACCATCTATTACTGTATCTGTGAAAGAGAATGAATGGCCGGAAGTTGGTGCATGGGTGTGGAAGCACTTTGATGAAATGAGTGGCGTTTCGTTCTTGCCATTCTCCGATCACGTTTATGCTCAAGCACCATATCAGGATTGCACAAGAGAAGAATATGAAACTCTTGCCGCAAAGATGCCTAAGAATGTTGATTGGGCAAAGTTGGCTGAATATGAAAAGCAAGACATGACCATTGGTAGTCAGGAGTTGGCCTGTGTGGCAGGCGCCTGTGAATTAGTATAAGGGTCAAAAATGTCAAGAGAAGTAAGCAAAGTCATCTGTAGAGATTGTGAAAGTGAATACAAGTTGATGTATGATCTTGATGACACATCTGGGCATCCTAAGTTTTGCCCATTTTGTGCCGCTGAAGTCTATGATGATAGTGATGAGGAAGAACAAGAAGAAGAGTGACATATATACTCCGCGAAGGAGTATATTATGTGGCTATATCAAGGTAAAGAGATAGATGAAGATCAAATCAACGGTTATATTGGCTTCGTCTATCTCATCACCAATCACACCAATAATCGGTGTTACATCGGTAAGAAACTCTTTAAATCAACGCGAACCAAAGTTATTAAAGGTAAGCGAAAGAAAGTCCGAAAAGACTCCGACTGGCGAGACTACTATGGATCAAACGCCGCTCTCAAAGAGGACGTGGCTAGCCTAGGTCCAGAGAATTTTACTCGCGAAATTCTACATCTCTGCAAATCAAAAGGTACGGCCAACTATCTGGAAATGAAAGAACAGATAGACCGTCGAGTATTGGAGTCGGAAGACTGGTACAACGACTGGATCATGGTCAAAGTGCATCGTTCTCATATAAAATTGTAACAATCTATGTTACATCCAGGAAGCCTTATTTTTCAATGGTTCCTGGTGTGGCATTTTTGCAACATTAGACTAAAGTATTAGATAAAAACTGAAAATAGTTCTTGTACCGCCTTCCAGAACCTTTATAGTCTATCTGTAAGTTGATGACAGGAGACAACATGACTAACACGGTTCCCGCTTTCGCCGCTCCCCTCACTAAGTATCTCGAATACATTCGCCAAGACTATCGTAATTGGCAAGGCCGTTTTGATGCTAAGAATGATACGATACGTCAAGAGATGCTGGCCGAGTTCGAGGCCGGTGTCAGGTACGAAGTTGGTAGCAAGTTTATCAAAGTTATCACTGGTGGTTCTGTCCACTCTTTCATTGTTCGCGAAGATGATGGTAAGTTCAAGCGTGGTGACATTCTGAAGGCCGCATCATGGCGTGCGCCTGCTAAGAATTTTGCCCGTGGTAACATTCTGAATGGTACCCTTGATCGTGTTCGTTGGACTGGAGCTATGTGATGTTTGTGCCGTTTGCTGAAATGAAGATCGCACCTTTCAAATGTTATGAGGAGATTCCACAGCTTACGAAAGAATACATTGTCTATGTGAGTGGTGAGACCGACCTCGAAAACGTTCCTCTTGAAGATATCAATTCGTTCATGGAGCTGCTCTATAGCATCGAAGAACGCCGCCGTGAAGAATATGAAGATGGATGGGTGATCTGATGGCTAAACAGTTTAAGATCAAAGAGATTACAGGTCCGTGTTTCGCTAAGCCGAAACTCATTACTAACTTTGGTATGAAAGAGTTTGAGACAGGCAAAGCTGCTGCAAAGTATCTTGAAGCTGTGACCGGCTATAAGATGTCTGTTATTGATTGGCAGATGATTGGTAAGATCGTGGAAAAGGAGAACGCAAATGCCTAATTGGTGCTCGAATAGTCTCTTTGTTGCTCACAAAGATCCTGAAATGATGAAGAAGTTTAATGAAGGTGTCAAGAACGGTAATCTGTTCGAGACTTTGTTGCCTCTGCCAACAAAAGACGGTGAGTGGGACTATGGTACAGCCATTGAACATTGGGGTACCAAGTGGGATGTTTCAAACGGTGACTTCTGGCTTGATGAAGACAGTTTGAATGGTAATGGTTCTTTTGATACAGCATGGGGACCTCCGACAGAGGCCTATGAAAAGTTGAAAGACCTTGGTTTTGAAATCTCTGCAACATATTTTGAACCAGGCATGGCTTTTGCTGGTGCATGGACGAATGAAACAGGTGATGACTGTTACGAATATGATTTTGAAGATGAAGATTGGCGTGACAGTATCGACAACGAAGATGTTCTTGATATTCTCGAAAGCGAGTATGAATGTTGGAAAGAATATCAAGATGAAATGGAAGATGAAGAAGAATCCGACGAAGACGAAAAGAAGGAGTAAATCATGTTGCAACACCTCAAATATCTTGGTGTAGGTCTGATTATCTTTGGTACAGGATTGGCGCTTGTAATGAGTGCTTATCTTGGGTTTGTTTTGATTACTGACTATCTGACACCTGAGTATATGTTGCTCGGTTTCTATATGGCCTGTTTTGTCTTTCTTTCCTACATGATGGGTAAGATTTACTTGGACATTACGGAATACAAGAAAAACCGCTATTGACAAGACACTCAAACTTTGATATGGTAGTCTCATGTTGATCTATGGACGGAACACATCAAAGCGCAAGAAGCCGTCGAAGAAGACCTTAGAATTGCGACAACAACGCAAAGACTTCTTCGCGGCTATTCTTGCAAACAAGACAAAACAAAGACCAAATACAATGCCTGATCTCTCTTGTGAGTCCAAGGCTGCGCCTCTTTCTAACTCTATTCCCGGTTATGGTTTCAAGAAGTCTGTTGATGACTGGAAGTGGAAGCGTGATCGTGAAGAAACCGCAGAGACAATCAAAGAGATTGAACGTAAGAAGACCCGTGTTGCACCGGCTTACAACAAAGGCGCCACACAGTATATCACAGATGGTGCAGATCCTACAACTCTAGGACGCAAAGTATGAATGACCGAGTTCCAAGAGCCGTCTTGCCTTTGCGAGATGAATACATATATGTCGGTCGAGTGCTTGAGAAGTATAATGTATATGATATGACCATCAATGAGTTTATCGGTACGGTTATGTTGGAATCTCACGGTTGTATGAACCCAAATGTCCTTCACCTCATTTATGATGCGCTGATGGATGATGCTGGATTGGAGAGAAAAGAATGAAAAAGATGATAACATATATCGACCCACCTTCTGGTTGGAAGTATGGCTTTCCTATGGCTGTGCCTGATCCTCAACCTGAAAATATGTTGAAGTGGTTACTCGAACAAGGTTATCCTCAGAAAGAGATTGATGCTTGTGGTAAACATTTTTATTGCCGGTATTGGCAAGAAGAAGTAGAAGAAGATGCAACTGTTTCTTGATTGTGATGGTGTTCTAGCAGACTTTGTTGGTGGTGCAACCAAGGTTCTTGGTATGCACCCAAATGAGTTTGAGAATACTTATGGTGAGGCTGAGATGTGGAATATCATCGAAAGTCATCACGACTTCTTTGGCAATCTTGAACCTTTGCCGGACTCTTATGAGTTGTTCGATGCTGTCAAGCACCTTGATCCTATCATTCTAACTGGCCGGCCTCGCGGTGAATGGGCTGTCGGACAGAAATATAGGTTTCGTGATAAATACTACCCAAACACAGATATGATTGTCTGCCGTTCAGCCGATAAGATCAACCACGCCAATCCTGGTGATGTGATCGTGGATGATTGGAAGAAGTATCAACATATTTGGGTCAATGGTGGTGGTATCTGGGTGATGCACACCAGCGCAAAGGATTCTATCCGTCAACTCAAAGAGTTAGGTGTAATATAATGACATATAAATTGTACACTAAACAAAATTGCCCATGGTGTGTAAAAGCAAAAGAATTACTAAATAGTATAGGTATTCCATTCGAAGAACTTCACTACGATAAAGATTTTACCAAAGATGATCTCAGGGAACTTATCGGTCCCAATCTCCCTCTGACTGTTCCACAAATAGTTGTTAGAAACCATCGTATCGGTGGTTATGAAGACCTTGTAGAATACATGGAGTCACATGGGATCACCGGTCCAGGTTAATTGCAACATTTAAAGGGTTTGTGTTGCAATTTGTTTTAGTAAAACCTGTAATTAGAAAGGAAAATTATTATGGCACCTTTTGCAATCGTTGCAGTTGTTGCTGCTGGTCTGTTTGCTACAGGCACAGTAATTAAGGATAAAGAACCAGTTGTTGGTCAGGTTATGCAGGGCGCCGCTGTTGGTGCTGTTGTTGGTGGTGGCCTTGGTGCTGCTGCTGGCACCGCTGCTGGCACGGCTAATGTTCTTGGCACGGTCGGTACTGTCAGCACCGTAACATCAGCCTCACTCATCGGTGGTGGTCTTGGTGCTACTGTTGGTGGCTGGTTCGCACCTTCAAAGAAGTAATTTTTCTTCTTTATTCGGAATGGAAAAGAGGGACCTTTGTGTCCCTCTTTTTGCTATTGACTATGCGCCTGTGATAATATATAATGAAGCCATCAAGTAGGAGATCGTTATGTATAAGATTGAAGTAAGTGACAACACCGTTGACATGATCTTTCGAGATATCCTTGTCGAAGATTATATCCGTCTTTGTCAGGATATCAAGGATCTTGAACATCGGTATCTTGAGGCTTGGGAGATCGAAGACCTTGAGAATAACAAGAAATACAAGAAAGCCTTCAAAACTATCTTGCGTTATTACCTCACACACGACGAAGCGAATGAACTCATCGAAAGGATGAAGAAGCAATGATGGATCGTTACACTCTTAAAGAAACTCTTGTTAGTGGTATTGCCACAGTCACGTTTGAAAAGGCCGACGGCTCTTTGCGTGAGATGCGTTGCACACTACAACCAACATATCTGCCTCAGCCACAGTTGCTTCAAGAAGGTGCAATACCTCGCAAAGAAAACCTTGATGTTCTTGCTGTATGGGACATTGATGCTGGCGGCTGGCGTTCGTTCCGAATGGATTCAATCAAGAGCATTGTGGTGGGATAATGTCTGATACAATTACACAGTTGAATCCTCCAATCCCTCTGATGACACCAAAAGGCCGTGCGATGGCCCATTTCATTATTGACTATGGTGTTGAAAACGATCTGATGTGGGTTTGCTTTCAAGATGATACAGGTGAATGTTGGACATGGGAGAACGCCTACATTCGTGCAAGAGTAAATGCCACAATCGGTCGTAAGAAGATGAGTAAGATCAATGTTAATCAGTAAGCGATGGACAATTGAATATATTGGTTGGAAAGGTTCGCTGTTCATTTGGAATGATTTTCGTTTGAATGGCGCTGGATCTATGTATGGTTATTCTCCATATAATTGTTGGAGACTTGGCCCTGTTATCGTAAAGAGGTACAAGTGATGAACAAACTTGTTAAGAAACTCAGATATCTTGGAACACACGCCTCATATGAACCACATATGTATCTTATTGCCGCCGAGAGAATTATCGTATTAGAATTTATTGTTTTTGTTCTAACGTTTAGTCTCTTTTTAGCCGTACTTATAATCATGAAAATGGCAGGAAGTATCTAATGAGTGCAGACAACGGAATTTTTATTCTTGAAACCGCAGGCCCAGAGTTCCGTGTAGCATACGGTCAAGGTATAGATAATATTTACGGAAAGTTTAATGATGACACTCTTCACTGGGAAGGTGATGTTGACAGCATGATTGACTTCTTCGGAACAAGTACCGTATATAAAAGGATCGAAGATGCTCTTGACGAGGCTGAACGTATGAGCTATAATCATGAATATCTCGAATACGGAATCTGTGTCATTCCAGACTTTAAGGAAATGAAGTTTGGAGCGATCTACGACTGAAAGGAAATCTTGTGGCAAAGCGTCTCGCAAAACTCGAAGACGAAAAGTATATGGGTCCAGAACCTATATTGGAAGAAGGCTGCACGGACTCTGATCTGGCCAAAGCCTTTAACTGGTACAATTATGTTTGTGATAATTCCCAAGCCAAAGATTTTGTTATTGAGTATCTGAAGCGTATCAAATATAACAAAGATGATATCAAGAAGATTAGCCGTGCCAAGATGAACAACAGCACAGGCTGGATGGCTCGTATTCTGACCAACGGTGGTTCCCTGCCTGAAGGTTATGGTGAACGTATGGGTGCATCTATCAAAGCGGCTCTTGCGTCTGTCGAAACTATCGTCGAAGAAGACGAAGAAGATCCTGCACCTGTCAAGAATGTAATCTCTATTCAAGAACGCATCGCTAACAAGACAGCCGATCTTATCGGTGATCTCGAACAGCAGATTGACGTTTTCATTCTTCAAGGTAAAAACTCATTTAACATCGGCAACTGGCTTCGTGATAAGAACGTAAAGCCTGCTATCGCACAGAGCATTGCCGATTACTACAAGCCGCTTTATGCAGAACTCTTCGATGCCTATGAAGGCAAAGACGAAGAGTTGAAAGAAGCGTATAGTCACCTTAAAAAGATCCAACTCAAGAACTATATGGAATTTGTGCGTAGCATTGTGGCCGCATCTGAGGTTCGTGCCACTGTTGAGAAGGCGGCTCGCAAACCTCGCAAGAAGAAAGAAAAGCCGATCACTGTCATTGTTGGTAAGATGAAGTATCTTGCAGAAGACAAAGAAAGCGGTCTGAAGAGCGTTAAGCCTACTGATGTGGTTGGTGCTCAACAACTCTGGGTCTATAACGTCAAGTATCGTAATCTGTCGGTCTATAATGCGATGAGCCATGCTGGTTTGTCCGTGAAAGGCACCACGATTACTGGCTATGATGAAAAGACTTCGGTGACCAAGAAGTTGCGTAAGCCTGAGGTCGCACTCAAGACTGTTCTTGATGGTGGTAAGGTGATCTTGCGTAAAGCGATGGACAATATCAAATGTAAGCCTAAGGCCGCAAACGGCCGTATAAATAATGAAACCATCCTTTTGAAAGTTGTGAAATGAGCAAGATCGTAGAATTTCCAAAACATAAGATCGTCCGCGAAATACCAACAAACGAAGGTGCTGTAGAACAGGCCAAGATAAAAGGTAAAATTAATTATGCGGAAAACATCGTAGAGGATCTGGTTGATATCATAGTCGAAGAACTTGAGAACCAGGGAATTGATGTTGAGAATGAATTTTTCCTCCGAGACTTTAGTTTAACGGTCGATGCTTTGAGAGCCACACTTTACCGTCAATTTAACGTTGAACATGGGCTTCACAACTTCATTGATGAGAATGTGAAGATAGTTGACAAGAAAACGGGTAAGGTAATAGAATTGCCTAAAGACCCTACTGACGTTGACAACGAAGACTGACTGCTATATAATAAGTATAGCAATAAGGAAACATTATGATTTTGATCGACCTAAACCAGGTTCTTATCTCGAACCTGATGCAACAAATCGGTGGTAATCCTAACGTAAAGTTAGACGAAGCCCTCATCCGCCACATGGTTCTCAACTCTCTCCGTTCGTATGCCAAACAATTCAAGTCCAAGTATGGTGAGATTGTGGTGGCCTGTGATTCCAAGAAGTACTGGCGCCGTGAAGTTTTTCCCTTCTATAAGGCCCATCGTAAGTCTGACCGTGAAAAATCGGCCTTCGACTGGCATCTGATCTTTGATACCCTGAACAAGATCCGTGACGAACTGAAAGAAAACTTTCCGTACAAGGTTCTTGAGGTCGAAGGAGCTGAGGCTGACGATATCATCGCGGTCTTGGCTGGTCGATTGTCGCCGACCGAAGACATTCTCATTTTGTCGTCGGACAAAGACTTTGTACAGCTCCAGAAATACCCTAATGTGGCTCAATATAGCCCCATCCTGAAGCGGTTCGTCAAGACCGAGAACCCCCAAGAATATATCAAGGAGCATATCATTCGTGGTGACCGTGGAGACGGTATTCCTAACTTCTTGTCTCCTGATAACGTTTTCGTGTTGGGTGAGCGTCAGAAGGTTATCTCCAAGAAGAAACTTCAAGAATGGATAAATAAGAGTGCAGAAGACTTCTGTACCACGGATACCATGCTCCGAGGCTACAAGCGAAACCAGATGCTTGTGGACTTAGACTTCGTTCCTGAAGCAATTAAGGAACGTATTGTAGAAGCCTATAATCAGCCCAAGGCTGGTACAAGACAGAAGATGTTGAACTATTTTATTACTAACCGACTCAAGAACCTTCTTGAAGTCATTGATGAGTTCTGATATGAAAAATCTATATGAAATTTTTGACGAGTTCGAGGCCGCACCATCCCGTCAGGGTCGGATTGAGGTTCTCCGTAATAATGCTGGTTACGCATTGCGAGAGGTTTTGCGCGGTGCTTTTCATCCTAATATCAAGTTTGTTATTGATAAGGTACCGTACTACAAGCCCTCCGATGCTCCGCCTGGATTAGGTTATACCTCAATCCACCAGGAACTCGGCAGGGCTTATTTGTTTGAAGAGGATAATCCTAAGGTATCACCAAATCTATCCTATCAAAGAAAAGAACAGGTCTTGATCCAGATACTTGAGGCCCTCGAAAAACGTGAAGCAGAAATCTATATGAATATGCTTTTGAAGAACCTGAAGATTAAAGGTTTGGATTCTAAGATTGTACGAGAAGCGTTTCCCGATTTACTCTAACCCGTGAAATCTACATTATGCTCCTTAGGGAGTATGGATGAAGAAAAGAAAAGTATCGAAGTTACAAAAGTTATTAAACAGTAAAGAAGATACTACCTATGAGACAACTCTTGAGGATTGTCAAAAGTGGTTTCGCATACTCAATAAAGAAATATTCGACAGCAAACTACCTCCTGTCGATGACATTGATATACGATGGCGCAGAAACACATATGCGTTTTATTATTATGAAATAGATACAGATGATCCCAACTACATGGTATGTAAACTCTGCATGAACAAGCGATATAAATCTAAAAAGTTTTTCGTAGAAGTTTTGGCTCATGAAATGGTACATCACTATCAATTCATGTACGATGAACCTGTGAGCCACGGCCAATCTTTCACCGCATGGTGTGAGAAGTTTAACAAGAAAGGGCTAAACCTAGTCAGGGCATATGCAGATGAAGACTAAGCGAACAAACAACGACTATGATGATTTTGATTATGAACCCTATGAAGAACGCAAAGGTAGAATAAAGAAAGTGGACTCCGAGCATCACAAGCGCCGTGAGATCCGCAACTGGAAGAAAGCATGGGTCGAACACTCGGACGAGGCTGACGAGATGGATGACTTCTATGCAAAACCAGTGCCTCGCAAGTAGTGTGGCATTTTTGTCACATTAGACTAAAGTATTAGTCTTTCCCTGCCACTTTTTGGTTGACCTTTTCGGTCGACTCCTGTATAACGGAGTCAAGATTGATGAAGGAGACTAAAGCATGGCTATTACCCTCACGAAGTCCACCTATACCGCGGATTCAAAGTATGTAACAGAAGATGTTACAGTCGGAGTCGGCGCCACCCTCAAGTCTTGGCAGGGTTCGATCCAGGTCATGTCTGACGTATGGGAGACCACCACATACGCCACCTATTGGGACGAAGCTCTGGGGCGTCTCCAGACCGTCGAATGGGTCAAGGCCGCCACGGTCGATGCGACCCCCGAGGTGCTCGAAAAAGTCAAGTCCTTTTTGTATCAGGTCGAGTTACAAACCGCGGTTGCTCAGGCCACGAACGAGGCCTATCGTATCGTCAAGGGCTCGGTGGTCAAGGTGACCAAGGGTCGGAACGGTAAGGGAACGGTCGGTAAGGTGGCCGTCATGATTGAGCGACCCTACCAGATGGGCTGGAAGTCTAGCATGGCCACCAAGCTCGGGATCGCGACCTCCGATGAGAAGGTCAAGGTCGCTGCGGCTAACGGTAAGGTTTACGAAAATTACAAAGATGTTACATGGGCTTGGGCGATGAACTGCGAACTGGTCGAAGTCCCGTCCATTAACATGCAGGAAGCTCAGGAAAGGGCGGAGAATGGTGCGGCGTGGAAATTCAAAGACCTCTATCGTGCGGCGTAACCCTGTCGCCAAGGCGCTTCGGAATGGCGCCCTCCGACCTCGGATTGTCGTGTCCAAGCGTATCTATAAACGTTACAAATGTAACAAGCTTAGTTACACTCAGGATGTGTGACATTCCTGCAACATTAGACTAAAGTATTAGAAGATTTCTGCCGATTTATGGTTGACCCTCTCCACCGTTCCTTTATAGTCAGTCCGTAATCAGTTAGGAGATGTTGTATGACGTATGCCCGTGCCCGTAAGACTGTCCCTGTCCAGCCCTTGCTGGACTACGCAAACAACTTCCTTGCTGCTAAGGGCGGTACGCCTGAAGCTCGCAAGGCTGTCATCGGCTTTATTGAGTCCGTGCTTTTCAAGGCTGACAGGTATCGTGGCTTCACCTACCTGACCCAAGATCAGTTGGATGCCGATGACCTTCCTGGCATTCGCTGGATCGAACGGGTGCCTGGTATGGTCGGTGATCCGTGGTTCGAGAAGTCTGACGATACTCGCCGCAACTACAAGTGAAGATAAAATGGGTATTATGAAAGACTTCCTCATGACGGTAGAAGAATTGGTCTATGACGCTATTGAGGCGGGCGCCAAGACTGACGAAGATGTTTACGCCTTTGTAACCATGCGAACTGGCCGCGAGGTCGTGACCCTTGAAACTATCAAGCAAATCACAAAAAAGTTTGCAAATGAATGGATGTGACGGTTGCCATCGGCTCCGTTCCTGCTATAATTCTCGTATTGTAACACACACAGAAAGGACACAATATGCCTATCGTTGCTGCTTCTAATGGTATCCGCCCTGAGATCCGCGCCCTTGCGGTTCTCAAGCTTAACAAGACTGTTACGCCTAAAGAAATCAATGACTATGTTGGTACTGGCGACTATGCCGCCAAGTACGTTTCGTTCCTGAATACCCGCTACGGCTTCACCATCACTGCTCAGAAAGATGGTCGCCGTGTCGTGTCTTACACTTGCATCGCCGAGCCGGCCAATGCTGCTGATCTTCGTGCTGCAAAGCCTAAGACTAAGACTGCAAAGCCCACCAAGCAGGTTGCAGATCCGGTGGCCGCAAAGCAGAACAAACTCAAGCCTGCGACTCCTGAACAGATCAAGGCCCTCAATCTCGCAAAGATGAAGGCGGTCTCCGCAAAACAGAGTGGCAAGAAGATCGTGGCTAAGGCTGCGGCTAAGAAGATCAAGGTCGACCCTGTTGAACAGGCCCTTGGCTCTACTGGTGAAGTTGCCACCTCTTTCACCGTTGATGCTGGTTGGGACTCCATGGAAAATGTGAATGTGAAGGACTTCCTTCGCTAATCGGTTCAAACCAAACTTGGCGGGGTCAAAAGCCCCGCTTTTTTTATAGGACAAAAGCGATGACTGATAGTCCAGAAGAAGAAGCATCATTAGATGCAGATGTCAAAGCATATCGTGATGATTATATCAAAGAATTAGAAACGGCGCTTCGACAATGCCACACTGCACTGGAAGTGGCTTTTGATTATGATGACGGCGATGTTTTCGGTATTCACCACAATGATGCTGTTGATGCCATCATAGCCGCTAAAAATCTGCTGGGAGAAAAGTGATGTTGAAGAGAATGCACGAACTGTTTGAAGAGTACCGTGAAGAACATGGTATCATCACCGCAAGGAAGATGGCTAAGAAAGAATGCCTTGATGAATTGATTGATGAACTCTGCGAAGAGAATTTGACAACCACAGAAAAGGTTGATAAGATTATCGAAGTACTCGAACTCATGAATATGAAGGTCGATTAATGAACATCTTCTACATCGACAAAAGCCCCGCCAAATGCGCCGAGCAAATGGTCGACAAGCACGTTGTCAAGATGATCCTTGAGACGGCGCAACTCTTGTCAACCGCTCATCGCCTTCTTGACGGTGAAGAGTATGTTGGTCAGACCGCAACAGGCCGCAAAGCAAAACGTTGGCGATTGAATGATGAACGTGAGACCATTCTTTATTCGGCTACACATATCAATCATCCTTCTGCGGTGTGGTGCCGTCAATCTAACAACAACTACAACTGGCTCTTCGCACACTTTCTCTCATTGCTGAACGAATACACCTATCGTTATGGTAAACGACATAAGTGTAGTGATCCGGCTTTCGTTGATGCTCTTCGTCAGACACCACGCAACATACCTGTTGGTTATTTTACACCTGTCACACCAGCAATGGCTGAACAATATATCGTTTCAGATGACAGTGTGACCAACTATCGCAACTATTACCGTCAAGGCAAGATCCACCTTCATAAATGGACAAAAAGACAGCCACCAGAATGGCTGGCAGCCTAAATACCAAATACATTATGTTTCGGTGAAACTTTTCTCAAAGGAGAAAAATATCTTCAACAACTAAAAGGTAAAACTATGTCCAATCTCAAAATAGTCGCCGGAGCCGGCGCTATTCTTTTTGCGTTTGCAATGAATAGCACCACAGCAAAAGCGACGACGATACAGAAAGGAACAAGTTCAACGTATAGTTGCACAGTTCATGAAAATGGTTATGAAGTTTGTACAAAGCGAAAACAAAAAAAGAAGAAAAAACAATACAGAAATACACAACAAAATATTGGCGTTATTGATCTAAACACACAAATACCTATAATGCGACAGGCCGAATGGCCTCAACCTTATGAAGCCAGTAATGCAAAGATCGTAAAAGAGGCTGAACGCCTAGTTGGTCTTCATGAGCGAAAAGACAGAAGCACCCTCCAGTCTATGTTCAATATTGATCCAGCGAAAATACCTTGGTGCGCTGCATTTGTGAACACAGTCTTAGAAAAGGCTGGATTGAGAGGTTCAGGTTCTCTACATGCCATGAGTTTCGCAGACTATGGTAAGAGAACGAACAATCCTAAACAAGGTGACATTGTTGTGATGCGTAGCCACGTTGGCTTTTTTGATGGTTACGAGTATGTGAATGGTACTAAGTATGTAAGGGTTCTGGGTGGCAACCAGAACAACATGGTTACAAAAACATATTATCTGGCCAGCCGTGTGGTTTCTTACCGTACGGTTGCTTGATTAACTAAATAGAGGTGGTTATGCCAACATATACTTTTGAAGATACCGAAACACAAGAACAGTTTGAGATGGTCATGTCTTATGACGACCTTGAACCATTCTTAAAAGATAATCCTAAACTGAACCAAGTGTTCAAGATGAACATCGTGGATCCAGTGGGCATCGGTGTCTCTAAACCGCCAGTCGATTTTCAAAAATATGTTCTGAACAAGGTCAAGCATGTGCCTGGTGCAAGGACAGATGTTATTGAGAAGAGATGGCAAATAGCAAAAGAAGTATAATTTGAGAAGACGTAAAAGATTTTCAATGAGTAACGAAAGAGGGTCTATCAGAAATGGTAGGCTCTCTTTTGCGTTTAAAGGAGCAAACATGAGCAAAAAGCTGAAGAATAACTCAAACAAGAACCCACAGCAGAATAACCACTTTGAACTTCGTTCGATAAAACCACTTACAGCAAATCAACAACAAACATTTGATGCTTATAGAAACGGATATAATCTAATGCTGCACGGTTATGCAGGAACAGGCAAAACATTTTGTGCCATGTATCTCGCACTAGAAGAGTTATTGACAGGCCGCTCAAACTATGATAAGATTGTTCTTATTCGTTCGGTCGTACCATCAAGAGATATAGGATTTCTTCCTGGTTCGATCAAAGATAAGATCGCTGTCTATGAAGAACCATACAAAGAAATCTGCGACGACCTGTTTGGTCGTGGTGATGGTTTCAATATACTGAAGCTGAAGGGTCTGATACAGTTTACAACCACCTCATTCCTTCGCGGTATGACATTCAACAATGCTATCGTAATCGTGGATGAGACCAATAACATGACTTTCCAAGAGATCGACACGGTCATGACAAGACTAGGAAACGAGAGCCGTGTCATCTTTTGTGGTGATTACAGACAGACCGATCTGACCAAGCCACACGAAAGAACAGGCATCCGTGAGTTTATGGCGATTACAAAGCGTATAAATACCTTCAGACACGTTGAGTTTGAGAAGGAAGATATTGTCCGCTCAGGCATCGTTCGTGATTATATAATCAACAAAACGGAACTGGGGCTATGAGCAATCTAATTTCGGGCGTCCTTGCCCATCTAGATCATATGACAAGATTTAGTCGTAATGAGGAAGAGTATCTGACGGAAGAGGTTGCTTACACGCCACCTGAAGACGATGAGCTTCCTGAAGGTATTCCAAAGAACATTCACGACTTCCTCTTTCATCTGTCTGGCCCTAGTGATCCAACAGGTAATCACAACCGCTCTCTGAGCGAAGCCACACTCTTTGACATTAAGCGTGGTGATCGACCTGGCGCTATCCAACCACCTACCGCTCTAGCCCATAAGAACATGGGTATGCCTAAGACCGCTCTTATGATTAGTAGATCACACGAAGAAGGTCTTGGTCATTCAGAAAACCTACACAAGAAGATTGGTGCAGGTTTCCGTAAAGCGTTTGATGAGATGACAACAGAACATCCAACAGACACAAAAGCAAAACTGAAACAGGCTAGAGCCGCTTTCCGTGACTTTGCTCAAAGCCGTGGTCTGAAAGCTAAGACTGCACCTAAGATGATGGGTGGTAACATGAAGACTGAAAAGTCCTCAGGTGAAGGTGTTCTCACAACTGGTTTGAACCTTGCACCACATGCTACATCAGGTCTTCATAACTTTGACACTTGCCCAAATTCTTCACATGAATGTCGCAAGAATTGCCTTGGTACAGAAGCAGGCGGCAATCGCCAGTATCCAGATGCCGCAATGTCTGCAAAGGTTCTTCGTACACATTTCATTGCTGCACATCCAGAACATGCTGCTCGTATTATTGATCATGAGATCACACAGCACAAGAAAGATGCCAAGAAAAAAGGCATGATTCCTGGTGTTCGTATGAATGTAACCTCAGACATTTCTTGGGAGCATCATGCACCAAAGATGTTTGAACGCCATAAGGATGTACAATTCTATGATTACACTAAGCTACACAATCGCGTTCTTCGTTCTCTTGCTCCTAAAAAAGCAGATAGCCACTTCAACGAAATGGGTCATCCTTCCAATTACCATCTCACACTCTCACACACAGGCACAGGCCATGATGAGAGTAATGACAAAGCAGCATCACAAGTATTAAGAAAAGGTGGTGTTGTTGCCATGGTGTTCCAGCGTGGTAAAAAGAAAGGTGGATTACCAGCACACATTACCGATCATGAAACAGGTCACAAGTATCCTGTTGTTAACGGTGATGATGATGACAATACATTTGACCGTCATACAACTGTTGGTCGCCATGAAGGTAAAGCACACCAAGGTGTTGTTTCAGGTCTTATGCTCAAGGGCGTCAAGAACGAAGCAGCAGGTCACTTTGCAAATGCTGTCGATGAAAATGGTGAAGGCCATATCAATAAGCCAGCAAAAGCAATGTCAGAGGCTATCGACAAGATGATTGCATTCCGTCAGAAGATTGATGCAAAGCGTCTCGTACCATCTCGCTCAGGTTCAAAGGGTGGTGATGCAAGTGGTGGTAATGGTGGCGGTGATGGCGCCGGGGGCAACGGCGCGTGAAGACCTTCAAACAATATATCACAGAGATGGCCTCGTCTGTTGAAGATGAGGCTCTCGGCCATCTAACACATGTCAAAGATATTGCACATGAAGAGCCACGTTTTGGTGGGCTCTCTCATGAACTTCTCACAAAGTTTCATCAACATCGTATGGGTCAAACACCTGAAGGTTTTGGTGCAAGTCTAAAGCACGATGGTGGTGCATCTGTTCTTATAAGCCACGATGAACATGGCGTTGGTATCACAGATAAACACCGTGAAAAGCGTGGTGTTGTGGCTCGAACTGATGCTGATATTGACAAGCATTTCGGTCATGCACCAGGATATGCCGCAGGTCTGAAACATCTTCTCAAACATGGTCATGAATTGGTGCCTAAAGGTAAAAAAGTTCAAGGTGATCTTCTGTTCACACCAGGTGACGGAACAACAGAAGTACATGGAGAACACACTCACTATACACCAAACAGAATTACAGGCAAGGCTAAGACAAGAGCACCTATTGGCATTGCAATTCACACAGAAGTTAAGAAAGGTGTTGCTCAGTCTCTTGGTAAAGGAGCAATCAAGAAAACTCCTAACATCTTCGTTCCTCATCACGACTATAACAAGCCAGATCCTTCGACATATTCCGCAGAAGATCGTAAGGCTGTTGAGCATCATCTTGCCAAAGCGAAAGAAATGTTAGATAATCATACCTCGGAGCATCTAACGCCGGAACATATTCAGCAATTCACTATCTATAATAATCGCACAACTCGCGCTGGTACGACACCTAGCAGAGCCGGTTATATCAAGCATCTTGAAGGTGAACGTGACAAGGCCGCAGGTAAGTTGAAGACAGAAAAAGGTAGAGCAAGGGTTCAAGCACAATATGGATCTATGATACAGCATGTGCATAATAATGCTGAACACTTTGATCGTTCGATTGGAATTCGTCATCATCTTGAACAGGCCACGGAGCATTTACTGAAAGGTGTTTCACACCCTGACATCGAAACGTCAATCGACGGTAAGAAATCCGCAGGTGAAGGCGTTGTTCTTCAACAGAAAGATGCCAAGGGTAGAATGAGACCTGTAGGCAAACTTGTACCAAAGGCTGTATCGAAGGCTCTTCTGAATAATCCTAGATTTGGTCGAGAAGAACTCAAAGAGAATATCATGAACATTATTGAAAGAGTGAGAAGTGAAAACATTCAACTACAAAGAGGGATTGCCTGAGTTGCAGTCCCTTCCTACCGAAGAGATCGGTGGGAAAAGATATTATATAACACCTAACGGCAAGAAACTACCTTCAGTTACTACCGTTCTTGGTCATTTCAAGAAAGAAAAGATCAATGAGTGGCGAAACCGAATTGGCCACGAAGAAGCCCAAAAGATTTCCACCCGTGCCTCAATCCGTGGCACGAAATTCCACAATATGCTTGAAAAGTATGTCAGCAATGATCGGACATTGTTCGAGAATGTTATGCCTGATATGAAACAAGCTTTCTACAATATTCAACCCACACTTGACAGGATCGACAATATACATTATATTGAAAGCCCTCTTTGGTCAGAAAGGCTTGGTCTTGCAGGTAGAACAGATGTCATCGGTGAATTTGACGGCACACTTTCTATCATCGACTTCAAGACCTCTCTAAAAGAAAAGAAAGAAGAATGGATTGACAACTACTTTGAACAAGGAACGGCCTACTCACTCATGTATAAAGAAAGAGTTGGTAATCCTATTTCACAAGTTGTCATTATTATCTCCGTTGACAATATCACAGAGCCACAAATCTTCATAAAGAAAACTTCTGACTATGTGGACTCACTCATAAAGAAGATTTGGCTCTATAACAAGGAACACACAAATGTACGTTGATCTTTGGGTTTTTGGTATCTTCGCAGTTCTCTTTGGTGTCTGTGCAGTATGGAATCGTATGAGAGGCATCACACAAGGCATTGAGGCTACACTAGACAAGTTAGAGAGTGACAAGATCATTGAGATTATCGGTGATGATATCATCCCATATCGCCGTGATATTCGCCGCCGTAAGAAGAAGCTGGCTTGACTTTCAAAGAACAATATGCTATAAATAATATGCTTAGGTCGTTGAGGCGTATAGAATAAACGTATCGGACGCGGGGGCAGTACCCGCCGCCTCCACCACAAGCACAGATAGACGATATGTTGGCTAGCGGTGCGCAACTAGCTGGAATATACGAGACAAAGTTACTCTTGCGGGAGTTATTCTGTGCTTTTGATGGGGGCGAAATAGGATCGACGAGCGCAGTAAAGATGCGAGGAGACCGAAAGCAACGTTTAGATGCAAACGATAATGCACCAATCGCAATGGCACTAGCTGCCTAAGCATGAGTTTTCGGTGGGTTTGACTTGGAAACAGAATAAACCCACCACTCACACAAACACATGAGGTTACATTATGGCTAAGACTCCATTTGAAATCCGACTAGACCTTCTACAAATGGCTAACGGCATTCTCTCCGATAAGAATTGGGCTGAACGCAATCGTATCGAAAACGATTGGAACACTCAGCGCGATATTGCCATGAAAAGTGAAATCATCAATATTCCTCCAGCGCCATTTGTACCATCCGTCAACGAAGATGAAATCATCACTCTCGCTAAGAAGCTGAATGAGTTTGTCTCCAATGGCTAACAGAGAAGAAATCACCACATTCTCTCTTGCTATTGAAATGATGGCCAAAGAGAAGAACACATCCTACATGGATGCAATCATTCTATACTGTGAAAACACAGGGCTTGAAGTTGAAGTCGCAGCCAAGATGATCTCTGGTGCTTTGAAATCGAAGATCAAGATCGAAGCAGAAGAACTAAACTTTCTACCTAAATCTAACACAACGAAGTTACCACTATGAGTGTTATAGGTAAATTTCAAACTTTTGATCTTCATATGAAAACTGTTTCAGACTATTATAAAGGTCTGTTTGGTATTGAAATTCAACATCAGCATAACGTTTTGACTGATGGTGTGCATATCTATGCAAAGATGAAAAACAGCAAAGGTGTTACATATACCGCTTCTGTTGTCATCTCAAGAATTGATATTGAAGATGAACACTCAGACGAAATCATTAGTAATATGGTTCGACGTTTGATACAAGATGTGAAGGATTCTGAAATGACTGTGAATGTTGGTTCTTTTAAGACTGTAATTAAAGATGCTTTACTTGATGTCAGCGATATGAACAAAACTGTCGGCATTTCGATGGGTGGCGGCGGTAGTATTCCAACCGCAATCGGCGGCGGCGGTGCGCTTGGAGCAACTGGTCATATAACTGGTCACCAATTCACTAGCGCATATGTTGATGATCAGAGTGATCTGCCAACACTAGATGAAGTTCAGAAGATGGGTATGTCTATTGAGGATCTAAGCCGCATCGCTCCTTTGAAGAATGCGGCCAGAGGCGCACACGAATTGATGTTTAGTTATTTACCGAAACTCACCTTTTCGTATAATAGAATGAGGATTGAACAGTCTATTGTTCTTGCAGGAGGATTTTTTGCTTCTGAGTTTCACGCAGAAAATCCTAAAGACATTGATATATTCATACTCAATTCACCTGTTATACACAAAGCATTTCATGATGCAATTATTGAACTCCATGGTGAGGACGATAATCGTTTCAAATTTAGTGAAGGTTCATATTTAACAGCTATGAACAACAAAATCAAACATGTTGTTCTTGACACCAAGACAACCATACAGTATATTTTTACAGAGTATAATACAAGAGAGGAACTGATCAGTCATTTTGATGCTGAACATGCCTGTGTTTCATATCATAAAGGCACTCTATTTGCCAGCCCTCTCACTATTGATTGTATCAAAAACAAAATTCTAAAGTCTCACAAAGGTAATACCATCGCACAGTGGCGTGTTGACAAGTTCATTAAGAAAGGATTCAACCTTGCGGCTAACCGCGTTTGATACTTACGCATTATTCCTAGCCTTGAAGCAACACTTCACACAGGATAATTACGACTTCTTCAAGTATCATGGTAAGACGAGAGCCAACAAGGAGTCTTTCATTCAACGCAAAGACCGCTTTCAGTTTCAAAAACTGTCACGCAAGTATGATGCAAATGAGATGCAAGATTTCCTTGTTGCTAATCTTCTGAAAGGTAAATCGTGGATAGGTGAGTTTCTTGATGATGAGGCTCATGATAACTATATGGCCTATATGAAGCGCAAGCAGGCTCTCACCTACACTTTCACCAACGAACTTGATACTTTCTTTTCAAAAGAACCACCTGAACATGCTTTCAGAGTTGGTGAGATGTGGCGTTCTATTCCACCAATTCTAAATTACCGTATGTGTGGTGATCTCTCTGTCGAGACATATATCATTCTTGATGACTTTCTAGGCTTCTCAAAAGTTCTAGACAGAAAGATGTCCGAAGATTATCTATGGCATAACTACAATAAGCCAGCCCAAAAGTTTCGTCCTTTCCTCAAGTATGATAAAGAAAAGATGAAACTGATACTGAAGGAGAAACTGCATGAGTATAGACTTCCCTCAGAAAAACAAGAAGCGAGCTTTACGCCGCAAAGAGAAACACAACAAAGTTGATAGAGCAAGAGAGATTGCCCATCAACTCTTTCCAGACTTACCAGTAGATAAAGAATGGGAAGAGCAATGGGCAGTAAGACACGCCGACAACATGAAGTCTTGTGCTTGTTGGATGTGTCAAAACCCTAGAAGGTGGTCCAAGAAAAGTGAAACACTCCAAGAAAAAAAATTCAAGGAGTCTCCTTGGTGCGACTAAATAGGTTGACAGAACGAGATTGTTCTGTTATTATACAACGATCATACAACGTTTACACGGAGAAAACATATGTCTAATTTTGCAACCCTCAAGAAGTCCTCTTCTACCCTCGACCGCCTCACCAAAGAAATCGAAAAGGCTAATGCACCCGCTGAAACCAGCAAGAAGGGTGATGATCGCTTTTGGAAACTCGAACGTGATAAGTCAGGCAATGGTGCTGCGGTTATCCGCTTCCTTCCTACACCTGCTGTCGATGGTGAAGATGGTCTGCCTTGGGTTCGTATCTTTGATCACGGCTTCAAGGGCCCAACTGGTAAGTGGTACATTGAAAACTCACTGACCACTCTTGGCGGTAAGGTCAAAGATCCTGTGAGTGAGTATAACAGCCAACTCTGGAACTCCACACAGGATGATAACTCACCGGCTCGTAAGCAGGCCCGTGAGCAGAAGCGCCGCCTTCATTATATCAGCAACATCTATGTGGTCTCTGACCCAAAGAATCCTGAAAATGAAGGTAAGGTCTTTCTGTTCAAGTTTGGTAAGAAGATTTTCGACAAGATCACTATGGCTATGAATCCTGAATTTGAAGGTGATAGCCCTGTGAATCCTTTCGATCTTTGGAATGGTGCCAACTTCAAGTTGCGTATCCGCACCGTCGATAATTATCCGAACTACGATCAGTCGGTCTTTGATGCACCGAAGGCTCTTAGCGATGATGATGCTGAACTCGAACGTATCTGGCAGAAGGAATATTCTCTGAAGGAGTTTATTGCACCTTCTAACTTCAAGTCTTACGAAGAACTCAAGGCTCGCCTCAATGAGGTTCTTGGTCTTGATGAAGATGCACCTCAGATGCAGGTTGCTACACCTTCATTCAAGCAGGCTGCTATGAATACACCTATGCCGTCAGCCAAGAAGGCTGCTGAAATTCCCTCTATTGATGATGAAGATGATGATGAGGAACTTCAGGCCTTTAAGAACATGGCTCTAGGCTGATGAAGAAGGGGGCGAAAGCCCCCTTTTTTATACCATGTTGGCTGCGCCAAAGTCGAAATTACCACCCAAGGCACTATCACCAACATTTTGAAATCTAGCTCTTGCTACAGCACGTTCAAAGCTGGGTGACTTGAACACCTTTTCTGTCGCGGCAGCAGACGCATCAAGTGAATTATAACTTTCACCAGAATTTGTATATGTTGGCATCGGTGGGCTTATAGGTTGTGTTTGTTCAGGTATGGTATTCTGCTGCACGACAACTTCTGCTGCTCTCTGAGGTTCAGGTCCAATTTCATTTGGATTATTTCTATAACCCTTCGAACCATTATCAACCTCTACTTTACCTGTATTAGGATCAAACTTCATGGATTCTTTCGAGTTCATGGTGAAAGCTGGTTTGCCTTGACCATCAAAAGCAATCATATCATCACGACGAAGTTTGTTCTTGTCGAGTGCATAGACCTGTAGTTTATCCGCATCGGTCTCTAAATCACCACCATCAGCCATAGAAGGCATTTCTTCTATCGTTGGTGCAGATACAACATTGTGTTGTGCAATTCTACCATATGCTCTACCAGAAAAATGCACACCATCTTCAGCATCGGCTGTGAATGATCTATTACTTCTATATGTCAGACCGCTATCTTGTGCAGACTGTCTCATAATAGCATCAATCTGTTCAGAGTTGGCATCCCATGTCTTTGTTGATTTGGCTGGACCATGAACACTGACATTGAAGCCTCTTTCATCAGCCAGTTTCTTGATGCGAGCCATCTGTTCTGCATAGAGTTTAGGGTCTACAACGCCGCCAGCCGCATCGTTTGTGCCACCATAAATCTGTACAGTCGCACCTCTCGGTACGTTTTGTAGTTGACTGAGCAAACCAGGATCAGTAAATCTCTTACCACTTACAGCCAGATTATTTGCTCTTGATGCCATGGCCACACCTTGACCAATGCTATCACCAGCCACATAAAGATTTGAGTTTCTACCTCTTGAGGCTGTAACATCTACAGTGGCTTGTGGTGCTCTCTGTCTTTCAAGTGCGCCAGCCAATTGCTGTTCTTGCTGACCTCTTGTTCTTGCAATGATCGCTTCTCTCACTTGCTCATCAGTAGCTTCTGTACCAAAGTTATAGCTGCGAGTGGCTGCATACGCATTAGGTATTTCTCTTTGTGCATGGCCTGTTCTTGCAATCGTGTTATTTACCTTTTCGCGAGGATTCTCAAATTCATAAGTTAATGTTCTTGAACCGTCGGCTATAGTATCTTTTGTGGCATTTCTCAATGCACTAGCAGATTTTGGAAATTTACCAGAGAAGGCTTCATGAACCATATAGCGACCTTGACCTTCGGCGCTGTTTCGATCATAACCATTCTCTTCAAGCCACTTAAACATGTCTGTTTTTCTACCAACACCTGGTCTAGGGTCGCGAGCACCATAGATACCATAACCAGTATCATTATCATGTCTGAGTGTAGGATTGAATCCGCTTTCCTGTTGAACTTGACCTGAGAGTAGAGCCACAGCATAAGGAATATTTTCGTCAGGTACACCTTTTTTACGGAGTTCGTCTGCAAAGGCTTTCTGAATGATTTCTTTGTTGCTTCGTCCTGTTATCAAATTCTTTCTAGCAACATCAATATCAGTTTGAGTTGGTTCGATTGCTGTCATTCTATAGCTTTCTTTACCACCCTCACCTGTGACCTTTTCAATACCAGCTCTCTTCAGATCATCAACCGATATGTCTTTGAGAAAGGCTACGCGAGGGTCATCTACAGATATGGTACCCTTCTTAAGTTCTTCGTATGCGGCCTTTTGTTCTGATGTGAGTGAGGCTATTTTTTGCTGTACAGCAGGGTTTGATCCACCACCGCCAAGGTCTCTCTTTGTTCCTACACTGACATCACTCTTGTCACCTGGTTGTTTATTTTGCCATGTGCCTGTTGTCAGACTTTCTAATTTTCTACGATTGTCTGTACCTGGTGTATAGGGGAAAGCATTGGCCAGTTCTACGGGCGTGAAGCTAGAAAGAAGTCTTCTACCCTCAGTTGAGTCAAGAAGCTCAAATCGTCTTGAGACGTTGAGGTCCATCAATTTTCTATAGTCAATGGTTAGATTTTGAAATCTATTATCTTTGGTTCTTGCCATTTATTTTCTTCTTGCTGAGGCCATCTGATCACGGCGCTGTTCATCTACTTTCTTGATATGTTCTTTTAGCATATCAAGGTATATAAATCTCTCCCAAGGCATCATTTCTTCTAGCTCATTTAAGCTATATTTGTGATGCTGCATCATGGCAAAATTAGTCTTAAAGAAATTTGTCAGCCTGTCATAGCTAAACATCATTGAAAAAAACTTGAGAAATCTCGGTACTCCTTCCTGTGCTTAGTCTTGCACTTTGGGCATTCTGTGTCGATATCGACCACAAAATAAGGAAAGTTATCTATAAACATCTCAAGTTTTGAATACTGGTTTTCTGACAGATTCTCAATAAACTCTACTATCTCTTTCTTCGTCACATCTTTAAGGGTATAGATATCATCACCCTTCTGTATCATCTCAATACAAGATGCGATGATCTTAATCTTTCTATCAAAAACATCTTCACCAACTTCAATGATCTTCATGATAGAATAGTTCGGATACTTCATCTTCACAAACATACCACCACCAAGGTTTATGTTCGATTCTATACCTTCTTGTTTGACCACTCTACAATTAGTGAGGTCTAGCTCACCATCATAGACATGACCACATTTCTTATCATCAATAACAGCATTGCAAGTAAACTCTAATGCTATTGATTCACCCACAGACTTCGCTCTGAGTGCGATGAAAAGAAAATCAACATCAAAGAATGGCAACTTCTCTACATCAACACCTTCAGTCAATATACAATTATTGATGACCTGTTTGGTCGTGTTGACGATATCGTTTACATCGTTTGATTCAGCCGCAATGAGCAGCATCTTCTCTTCTTTAACCTTGAACGGGCGAACTTTGATCTCTTGCCCAGTAGAAGGAATTTTCAAGTCATAGATAGGTAAGTCTATCTTCGGTAAAGCCATAATAACCTCTCATAATATTAGAAAATATCGGTGCTGATAAATGTATAAGAACCGTTTGCATCCATTGAAGGTGTTGGGTCAAGACCAGGTCTCAACCATTTTG